CTTGATGAACTGCATGGTGTCGTAAATGGCCAAGCCTGCAGTGACTTCGCCACCTTCGGAGTTGATGTAAACAGATATATCCTTATCTGGGTTCTCAGCTTCCAAAAACAATAGCTGTGCGGTGATGGTGTGAGACATTCCAGTATGGATAGGGCCATTTATGAAAACTACCCGGTCTCTTAATAATCGGGAGAACAAATCATATGATCGTTCGCCTTTGGATGTTTGCTCAATCACAAACGGTATAAGTCCTGACATTATTGATCCTTTACATAAATAAACCAGTATAGATTAACAAACAAACATGCCAACCAAACTCAGCACATCGGAGTTTATCAATCGAGCACGAGCAGTGCATGGTGATTACTTTGACTACTCAAACGTATTATATGTTAACATGCATAGCAAAGTCAAGATAGTTGATCCTGTATTGGGCGAGTTCTTGCAGTCACCATTGGGGCATTTGCAAGGTCAACGACATCCTGCTGATCGTTACAAAAGGGCAGCAAACAAACGGCGAATGAGTAAGGAAGAATTTGTCAAACGAGCCCAAGAAATACATAAAGGGTTATATGACTATAGCAAGGTGGTATACGAGCATTGCGATAAAAAAGTATGCATCATAGATCCCGATTATGGAGAGTTTTGGCAAAGCCCATATCAGCATCTGAGATCACATGGATGCCCAACAAGAACAAAGATGAAAGAATGGGCATACCACGAAGATCACATCATTCCTCTATCAATTATACGTTCTCCTAACAAAGGCGAGTGCAAATGGCATACTGAACGTCCACTGTATAAATTTCTAAATTCAAGCGTAAATATGCAAAAAATTGCTGCAAAATTGAACAGGGACAAGAGCGATTTTGTCGAGATTAACGGAATACAAGTCAATGCGAGCTCTGTCCGCAACAACTACGACCTAATCGGCTACTTGATTAAAACACAACTCGGGGTCGACCCAACTGAAGTCATAGAAGAGGACCGGACATTTGTGCTTTCTTATTTTGGACTGCACTAAGTATAACATTACCGTTTGGAAAAATCAATGAGAGACTTACTCAATATACTCGATAAAATCACGTTAACCGAAGGCGTGGGACTCAGCAACCGCAAGCCTGGCGAACAATTCAAAAACCCAGTGGGCGATGTAATCACCTTTCAGGGCTTGGATTTTTATCCCGAATCCGGTACATACTCTGCTCAGGAATTGCCAGCGGCCATTGCACTGGCAGCCAGTGATGCCGGAACCACAGCGGATCGCATTCACTGGACCAACACCGCACCGGCCACAGGAGCAGGGTTTGGTATTGCCCGATTCACAGGCGAAACAGGCGACACCTACTACCTGGGTCGCTATTTCAAAACTGTGAGTCCAAACCGTGTGCAAAACAGCTTCCCCCATGATGCCATTCCCGGTGGGTTCAGATTCCAAAGCCGTGCTGGACAGAAAGAAGCCAGTCCGCTCAAGCCCAGCACCATCCTCACACAGTTCCAAAACAACACACCTGAAACCATTCTACAGCAGGTGGTGGCAAAGTTTGGTGCCAACAGCGACGAAGCCCGCGCCATGCAAATCTTCATGGAATCGGACATTCCTTGCAAGATTCCGCGTGGCAACATGAACCCAGATGCGTTCCGCGATTACTTTGCTGAACTGTTGCAACCCATGGCCTTGGTCATGGGCAAGCGAGTGGGCGGCAATGCTGCCGAGGCCGCTGAAATATTCTTCAAGGGCTCGGGGTTTGAGGACTGCACCATCAGCTTCAACAACAACACCATTGGTGGCTTGTATGACAGTCTCTTGGTTGCACCCGATGGCCGCCAGATCAAACTCAGCAGCAAGGGCAAAGACGGTGCTAGTGCATCAGTTGTGAACCTGCTGAAGAGTGTGAAAGAGTTGGAAAACACTGCCAACGGCAAGAAGCTGTTGAAAAAGCATGCAGAAGTGATTGAGATTCTCAACACCATTGACCGTGATGGACACTTTGGTGCACCACTCAAGTTAGCTGTGAAATATGACATGATCACCCCCGAAGAAGCTGCACAGGTGTTGAGACTCAAGGGCAAGAACTACACCGACGACATCGTTGGCAGCAACATGTTGTCACCGCAGTTGGAGAAAATGTATCAGGGTCGCAAGGCCAAAGATGAAACCCGCGTGATTCCAATCGAACACATGATTTCGGCCATTGCTTACCGGGTAGCAGACCATGTGAACAAGAACACCAACTTTGGCGAAGCCGCTGCAGAAATCCTCAACAATGCTGCCTTGGTGCAAATGTATACCGACACTTCGGTCACTGCTGACACCATCACCATCACTCGACTCACCGCAGTGTACCCCAGCCAGACTGTGACTGGTGTGTTGCTGGATGCCAGCAAGGTGTATTTCTCCACAGGTGGCAAAGGCAACTACACCTTTACCATTCTCAAGAATGGTGCCAAGCCCACAGACGTTGCTCCACAAGACGGGATTGAACAAGACACTGTTCCGGGACCGGACCCCGAAGCCGAAACCGAACGTTTGGATGCAGTCACCCGTCAGACCCGACTGGTGGGCCCAGGCGCATCGGCTGCAAGATCGCAACGCGAACCTGACTTTGATGAAAAGGTCACTGGCCGGGCACGCCGCCGCTGATCCGGGCTCGCTGTAGATCACTCACAGCATCACAAATGCTCAGCGCCAGGGCTTCATCGGCGCTGAGCCAAACATCGTGCGGTGGCAATAACACCTGTTTGATCTGATCCTCGGGCAAGCCGGTGCACACCGCATAGTGATTGATCATGCGCTGACGCACCAGCTCAAATTCACGCATGGTGGCAAACAATTCGTGCATCTTGCCCTCACTGCCCCAGCTGAACTGATGACTCAACACCGAAGTGTTGGGAGTGAGCACACGTCGACCGGGTGTGCCAGCAAGGAAAATCAGCAGGCCAGCAGATGACACCTGCCCCAGGCCCACAGTTTTGATTGACACAGGTGCGCTGCGCATGACATCAATCAAGGCAAATGCAGCGGCCATGTCGCCACCTTCGCTGCAGATCATGAGCAGCAGCTCTTTCTTTTTCTTTTTGCTCACATAACTCTGGTGCAAGATCCATTCAATAATTGGCTGGACCGACTCATTGGTGATCTCGCCCATGAGGACCATCATGCCTGCGTCGGCAAGATCTTGTGCATGCGTTAGGGTTACATCTGGATCAGTCATGGCCAAAAAATAAGGACGAAGTGTGTCGTCCTTATTTATATGGTGGATTTTGGCACTGCTCAAATATCCAAGTCCTGTGTCTTTCGATGCTTGGGCCGTCGTTGATACGCCACCCGGGACCGCTCCTGTCGGGGTTGAAATGGCAACTCCCGATCAAACAAGGCCCGGTGATTGCGGGCTCGGGGTGCAGGGATCACAAATTTCACAGGTTTCATGATCGTTTACTTATCAAAATCAGTCATTGATTTGCTCGCGCAATGCCAGCAGCTTCTGAGTAATCTCCACCGCCAGGTCACTGTTGCGGTGTCGATCTGGGTGGCACAGTTGCAGCATGCGTTTGATGTCTGCAGAGGTCAAGCCCAGAGTGTTCGCAGCAGGACTAGTGCCATTCAAAATGCGTTCGCCACCAGCAGCGTTCACACGGTCCACCAGACGGTTCCACTTGCGGATCATCTGGTTGAGTTTGGCACCGCGCTGGTCAGCCAACTGTTCATACAGTTGTCGCATTTCGGTTTCATGCTCGGCCATGCGTTTGGCGTGATTCAACCGATCCGTCAAATCTATACAGAGCTTGAACAACACCAACGCAACCAGGCTTACACCAATCAATGCAATTTCCATTATTTCACCTCAAGAATTTGTCGCCAATTGATCTTAGGAGTGCAGTATTCAATGCCCTGCAATCCAGCCCAGATTTCTTGTGCTTCGGTGAGCCACAGCCCACGTTCGCACAGTATCGCAAAGCGCTGGTCCTTGCTCATGTCCAGCCAACGATTTACTGCGGTTTGACTGCCCCATGCCATGCCCTCAGGGAAATGATATGTCATGAACCCAACCAACGGTTTGAGGTGGACCATGGAAATCGAAGGATGTGCATGCCCCACCGCTGCAAACATGTCGTTGGTGAAAACCGAGTAATAAAAGCTACCAGGCTCAAACCCACGAATCAAGTAATCAACCAGGACCCTGCCAACTTCATCGCCATTGACTACAGTATCCAGGCTCACATGCTCCAACATATACTCACGGAGTTCACGATCCAGCCAGGGAAACGCTGCGTCAACAAAACGCCGTTGGCTCAGGCGACTCAGTTGTTTGGTTGCCATGTCAGGTACCCCGGTGTGCCCAATCGGGCAGATCGATCGCTTGATCAATGGCATTCAATTGCGACTGCAATTCCACTACCTCAGTGTCAAACACTGCCATCAAGTCTTGGTCATACACACGGCCCATGCACACCCAGTTCCAGTATTGACGGGCCAGATAGAACTCACCCGCACGTTCCAGACGTTCACGGACGAATGCGGACTCGCCGTTGACCACAGCACGGGTAGGGTTGGCAATTTGCTCACGCATGGCTTGTTTCAGCACGGCACCTGCACGACTGAAATCAATGGGCATCGAGGTCATGTCAACTCCTGTTTGTTTACGCTATGTTGATATTATAGCACAGGAGTGAATTTCGGTCAAATCGTGGGGTTTGGGCGGTGAAAGCCGATCAAGCCTGTGGGCGCGGTGTCCTGTTCAGACAACACACCGTAGTATCGCGCCCGGTACCACTTGTCCTGGGAGTTCATGAACTCCACATAGCTGTGCGCCGACTCCTCTCGGGTGTGTTCACGCAACAACACAGGCTCCATGGTGGGGTCGTCTCGGCGATACAGTGCAACTAGGTGAATGGGATTAGTCATTTTTCAATAGGTACATGGTGAGTTCGGGGCCGTCAACACGGGTGAGTTGGCTGGGGCTTTGCAGAATCTCTTGGTGTCGACCGGGCTTGCCATAGTTCCAGGTGTTCATGAATGACACGCGAACATTCTTGGCAGTGAATGCAATCACACGCGCCAACACAAAATGGCGATAGCCAGGTGCTATCACAATCACACTGTCACCAATGGTGAGTTCACGTCCCAGAAAGTCCTGCATGTTCAAGCTCCACCTTGACGATCTTCACCGCGCCAGCTGTCGGCCACGGCCTGTTCACAACACACCTCAACGTCGGCCAGGATACGCCGGAGTTCGTCAATGTTGATTTCCAACATATGAGCCATTGTCTCACGAATCGGCTTGGTCAGGATGCTGGGATTCTTATAGGTCTCCAACTGCATTTCCTTACCGGCGATGGTACGTTTGAGATTGTCTCGAAGGGTGTGGATGTTCATCGTTTAACTCCGTATTCAGCCAATTCTTCAAATGTACTAATGTCGCCATCTTCAATTAAATGAATAAGGCAATCAAACTCGTCGGGATCATCAGACATAGCATAAATCTCACTTCGCTTTTCATAGGCGAGCTTGAGTAATTGTTCTCTTACGGTTTCATTACACATCATTCAACTCCGAAATGTTCTTTAATGCCTTCACGGGCCGCTTCCAATGCCAAATCGTCAATGTCACCTGATCCTGGCATAGGCTCAACAAAAGTTAAACATTCTCGCACAATCAACTCGGCGAACTTTTTCTTTTCCATAGCAAGAAAATAGTCACTGCCTGGAGCACATACATTTGGACCACTTTCGGATTCGTTTATGGCCCATTGATATGCCTGTTCAGCAAGCTGTCGGATTCGCTCGTTCATGCCAGTGCTTCCTTGCGAGTTTTGAATGGGCCACCGATGACCACGCTGTCGTTTTCGATTGCATGGTCCACGATCTTGTGAACATATTCACCCTTGGCCCACCCGCTGGGGTTGCAAGCAATGCGTTGAGGGTAGACTTCACCTGTGGTGTTGTTTTTCAGTGTGAACCACACCGAACGAATGTAACTCATTTCAGTTGCGCTCCATCAAACGAATATAGGCCTGAACTTCGTCCCAGTACAGATCACATGCAACCTCGCGACTGACCTGATAAAATTCCATCACGAACTGGATTGCTTTTTCTTCGTTCATGTCACTCTCCGCAGATGCCAACGATGACCTTGCCTGCGACGTGCGGGTAATTCTTGTGTTCTTCACCCTTGTAGTCGTAAACAGTGCAGCATTCGATATCCACAGGAGCCATTTTCATGTAGGTAGCATAGCCCTCGGTGACTTCAACACCACACTCGACTTCTGCGTCCTGGGGGAGTGTCTTGAGCCACTCAATCATTTGTGCTACAGTGGTCTTTTTCATTGTGTGCTCCTTGCTTTGCTATGTTGTTATTATAGCATTTTGGGCAATTTTAGTCAACCAGTTAGCCGTATTGATCAAAGCCCAACTGAAGGATATAGTCATAAGTGACTTCACCCGACACGTCCAACAATGCGTTGAACTTGTCCTCGGCATCGGGGCCAGTGTAACTGAGTTCCCAGTCATCAGGACCTGACAAATGGCACATGGGTACGCCAAGGTCGTTGGGCACCAACATGACCTCAGCGAACCGGTCATTGTAGAGCACCGAAAAGTCTTCACTCAAACGAATGTAACAATGTTTCATAGGTCACCTTCAAGAACAAGTGCAGCAGCATCCTCGCTGGTCATGATGCGGGAGACTTGACCCAACACCTGCCAGAAGATTTCTGCATCACGGAGACAATGCCAAATGGTCATGTCGATCACGGCACTGTCCGTCACGTCAGTTTGGCGGAATGATTTGTGAAATGATGGCCCGACCACATTAATCAACTCCACATTGTCTCCCAGTTGGTCCAGGTCCCACAATGTGCCCCGCATGGCGTCACGGACCTCTTTGGGGTAGTTCCGGAAAATCATGCACAACACATTGTCACCGGTACTGGGGTTGATGGTCTGTGACACCCGTTGTTCAAAGCGAGTAAACACCAGGTCAGCGAACTGTTCACGAGTGAGGTAAGTTTTCATATCAACGATCTTTCATGCGATTAAACACAGCCATGACCTCGGGGTTTTCCAGTACACTGTTGAGCTTCTCCAAGGCATAGTCCTGGATGAACTGTTCTTCCTCAGGAGTCAACACACGCTGGCGCTCGTCAAGGGCTTGACCTGCAAAGCGCCCACGCTTGATGGCGCAGAGCATTTCGTAACGTTGGGCAGGAGTGAGGAAACTCATTTTGCTTTGCTCGAACGGATTTGTTGCGACAGGGTAGGAGTTTTGTATTTGGTGTCCCAGCCCCAGGCCTTTGCATCATCCTCAGCTTCGGCGGTGTAGATTTTGTACATGCGCTGGGCAGCGCGGACAGACTTCAAGTGGATTTCAATCACTCGACCATCGCGATATTCAATGCTGAACACAGCGCCTGCAGTGCGGTCAGAGTCGGCCAGTTGTTCAACAGGAATCAGTGCAGTAACCGATTCAGGAATCACCGTCTGGGGAACCGGGGCGTTGTCGAAAAACTTGTCTTGGCTCATGCGCTACTCCGTTTAGTGATTCAATACATGTATTGTATGCCCAAACTGATTTATTGTCAAGCCAAATTCAGTTGCACATTCAAGCCTTCCCAGGTGCCTGCAATACCACATGCAGCAAACTCCGCAGCGCCGGTGCCCGATTTGGTGTACTCCAGGGCGTCCAATGCCTTCTGCAGGGCAGCATTGCATGGACCCAGAGCACCAATACCATTGCGGATTTGACGAGCCGTGGCATAGAAGCTGGCGCTATCAACGATAACACGAAACTTCTGAGTTTGCTTGAAACGTTTGACTCGCATTACCAACTCCTGTTGTTTAACTGTTACATGTATTGTATGCCCAAAATGAATTTCGGTCAACCGTGTTTCAGCATGGTAAACGCTGGGTATTCCAGCATGTCCAACAGTGCGGACTCGGCCCCGTGCTGAGTACCGAAACAACGAGTGTCACCGATCTGGATCCAGCCATAGTAAAAGCAATGTTCGCGCCATTCCGCATCAGTCCATGATCCACGGTCGAATGAGCTGTGAACCTGTTCAAACCGATCTTGACTCCACTGCCAAACAGTGACGATGTAGGTGGCGGTAGTGTCGGCGTGCCAGGCAGATCGCATGATGCCATACAGCCCGCCATGCTCCAACATCTCCACAGCTTCTGTGAAGATCATTCCTCGCTGGCGCGATATCAGGTATTCAACATGATCAGGGTAGTTGTCTTGTGTCATGTGCCAATTATAGCACAGGGAGGATTTTGGGTCAATCGAAGCCAGTGTTGCCCAAGCGGGTGGCAGCGCTTTTTTGACGATTGATGTTGGGCGGTTGCCCTGTGCCCAGTTCGTCGTGTGTGAAGAACCCATACAAGAACACTTGGTTCCCCTCCGCGCGATACACAATGCTGAGGTCAAATGTTATGTGAGCGTGGCGCAGTCCTGGTACCGCGTTTGCAAAGTTGGCGCCAGACTTGAATGGCTTGTCGCTGGCACCAAACGGCTGATTTGGGTTCACTCGTTTGACTTCCATGAAGTCACGGAACTTGTTCTTGACCGGAGGGTATGGCAATACCTTGGCAAGATAGGTCTGTTTGTAGAGATCTGATCTCCGGAAAACCACTGGCTGTGCAGCCATTACTCCTGCTCCCAGCTGTCCATTTCTGCCAACAGTTCATCGGCAGTCTGGGGCTGGCCCCAGCGAGCTTCTTGATGCACACGAGCAATACGCACCAGGTCTTCGGTCAAGAAGCCAGTTTGATTGTCGGCATCAAACGATTCAAACAGGGTGCGATCGCTGGGTTGGGAAACTTCGTTGATTTTCATACAGATATTTATGCTGTTGAACTTGTATTGTATGCCCAGATACCATTGTTGTCAAGTCACAAAAAAGCCCCGTTTCCGGGGCTGTTGAGTAACACTTGAGTATTACTTTCGGGGCATGGGCCAGCTGCCTGCTGATGCAGTAGGTGCAGCCGGTGCCACATAAGCGTAGCGCTCGACCCCTCGGGCAGCATCTGCGGTGCCTTTGTTGTAACCTTCGTCGTAGTTACGGTCAGCGTCAACATCGTATTCGCTGGCGGTCCACCCGTCAGTGTAACCACGATAGAACTCGGTGCTGCCAGTCTTGGGTTCACGAGGCGCGGGGGCAGGTGCGATGTTGTTCACAGCGTTGGCCTGAACTGGCTTCGAAAAGGCACTGTCGATCTTGTCACCATCGTTGCCGATTTCGCCCACCACTTCGTAACGACATGCACGGCCCTTGGCGTTGTTGTAGTCGCTGGGGATAGACACCACGTCACGCGGATTGATCTTGACAATCACCACTCGACTGTTGCTACCACCAAAGTGCGGCAGGTATTCCTGGCTGCAGAAGTGCAGGCCAGTGCTGCAGGTTTGGTCGCGGTTGTCGTCGACCTCGTTGCGTTCCATCTCCACGATCTTGCCCACGCTGTTGTCCATGGTACCCGAATGAATGTCCAGGTAGTCCATGCGCACCTTTTTGTAAGCAAGGAAGTGGCCGTCGGGCGTGATGGGTAGGCTGTTCTTTTCCAAGAAGCCATACAGCTCATCCACGGCTCGCTTGCTGGGGTTCTCCATGAGATTGTGCATGAAGTTTGCCAGGGGCTCAACGGGAAACCCTTCCTGCAGCATGGAGATCATGCGCGAGGCCAGGGCGTTGTGCATGGGCCGGCCCTTCCAGTACAGTTCCTGACCCTGGATGCTCACATGGCCAGCACCATAGTTCAGCACCACTTGCTTGGGTTCAATCAAGTCGCGCACCGAGTCCCAGTCCTGGGCCTTGATTGCGTCAAGCACTCGATTGTAGGTGATGTGAGACTTGCTCACGGTGTGTGGGCGGTTGTCGATCACCACGGTGATGTTGTTGCCCTGAATGATAAAAGGTAAACTCATTTGCTAACTCCTTGTGAAGCATCAACCAAGTTGATGTATTGTGCCAAACTCTCCCCTGATGCAGTGGTTCTGAGATACTTCAGCAGGGGATAACGCTGAAGCATTTGATCTCGCAGATCCAAGTACTTGACCTCCAGTGCTGCCAAGCTGGCCGATTGATCGCCAGTTTGGTAGATGCGGCCCAGATTTTGGTATGCTGTGAGCACCTGAGCGCGGTTTTTCACATCGCGCACCTGGGCAAACGCCTGATACAGTTGCAGATACACGCTGTTGGGATCTGTCACATGCTTGTGAGCATTGTAGCAGAAATAACTTTCCCAGTCAATGGTCTGTTTCACCGTTGACAGCATGAGACTGGTGTCCAAGTTGGTCAGACGCCGCTGGATCTCTTCGTCCAAGTTCACCCAGTTGGGCATTTTGCGCACGGTTTCGATGTCGCTCTTGCGAACGCCGTAGATTTTGGCATCGCCCATGATGCCGCTGTTGGCAATGTAGGTGTAAAGGCTCTTGACATCGGCGGTGCGACCCACACAAGTGAGACCACTCAGGGGCAGGTAGTAATGGGTCACAGTGCGATCAAAGTTCTGCGTGTTGCCCGCAGGGCGCCAGGTGGCTTCGGCATTGCGGTTGTAATACCCGCGCTGAACCTCTTGCAGCACCATGATCGAAATTGGGCCAGCACCTCGCTGGACATCACGCGGCCGTTGTTGGAGACTGCTGGCCAGCATGCGTTGCTTCTGTGGCGGGTTGCGCAACAGTTGCCAGAATGTGTCCAGCTGCATGGGCAGTTTGCGATCCACTGGTTCCAGCACATACACCTGCTGATTGCGATTCCGGGTCTGGTTCTTGCTGTTGCGCCAGTGATACTTGGCTCGTTCGGTTGCGCCTGTGCGAGTGTCATTGACCACGAAATTCAAGTGGTCACTCACTCGGATCTCCCAGCGTTTGGTATCTGGTACCCCCACTTGACGGCTGTGCACAGTGGAGGGCTGGCAGATGCTGCAGGAGTTGCTGTGGTGACCGTAGGTGAAACTGCGAATCTGGATGTTGTGTGCAGCCAGGTCTTCAACTGGAATTTCAAAGCGCATCAGTCGTTCCCAGCTGCTGGCATCAGGGCTGAACAGGGGGAACTTGGTGTCCTGGCAGTATTTCTGCACCGCGGATCGCCACAGGTTGCTGCCATGCCGCTCGTTCAGAAACAGAGCACGATCCCATTCATTCTCAATGGCATCGGCTTCCACACGCAGGGTGACCAGCATGGCGTCACGCAGGGCTTCCAAGCGACCACGGATGGCCGCCACAGTTTCGGGAATGTAAGACAGACCTTCGCGGCTGGCCTGGAAGTCCAGTTCGCCAATGCCAAAGTGCATTTCAAGACCTTCGTTCAGCATGTAGCGCAGGTCGCCCAGCACCTGGTCTGAGTTGGGCACATCAACTGGATAGGCAATGTTGCCCATCACAGCCACGCTGCCGCGTTGGCCCTGGCGTTGGTGCACACCTGGCACCAGATCCCGATGCAGGTATTCTTGCTGTGGGATTTCAAAATGATCGCCGCCACCGTGCACCACTGGTCGCAACTGGAACCAGGTGTAGACCTGACGAGCTTCTGAGCGGAAGCGACTAAAGTCACCGGTATCGTCCACGCTGAACCGCACTTCCACGCCAGTGGGTTCGTCAGTCAGCGCTTGTTCGCTCATGAGGGCGATGCTGGGCACGCCTGCATCATTGATGAACGCAGTGTAGATGCCCTTGCGACCAGCTTGAATGGCAGTCACAGTGAAGTTGGTGGTGTAGCTGAACGGGCTCTTGCTGCCCAGGCCCAAGGCACCAATGAAGTCGTTGCTGGCAGTCTTGGTGCTCTCAAAGTAGGTGGTGTAGATGTTTGTGACCTGTTCGTGGCTGAGTCCGGTGCCGTAGTCACGAACGCTGAACCAAGGCTCCAGCACAGTGGGCAGGTGCACATCAAACGGTGTGTTCACACGACCGGCTGCCACGTGACTGTCCACGGCGTTGCAGCTGAGTTCGCGGATCACAGCACGGATCTTGTTGGCATACAAGCCCGAGCTCAGGATGTTGAAGGCCTTGGCACTGTTGCGAATACGGAACTCGCCTGTGGTACCCACGTTGCTGAGGACAGCTTGGTCTTGGACGGCAGTGTGCAGTTTCATAAGGAATGTGTGTTGTTCAAGTGTTTATTTTACACGATTGGGCAATTTGGGTCAACCAGTGATCACTTGGCCACGCACACCCACTCGATGCTTTTGACGCTGCCATTGGCCAACCGACGGGCAGCTTGACCAGCCGCCTCACAACGAGCTTGGCTAGTGAATTCGGCTACGGTCAGGGCGTTGCTGTTGCCATTGCCCATGGGGCCAACGTGTGCAAACAAAATCAATACGAAAGCGGCAGTGTTCATGAGTGTGCTCCTTTAATCAGTGCAGGTGGTGCTACTGTAACCATACAGAAAAATTTGTGCTTGGGCGACGGTGGCAGTGTGGCCTAGTACTCGATATGCCACTTCGCCTGTGGCCAATCGAGTGTGATCCACACCGTGTGTGTTCAGGCAAAAGAAACGATTGCCGAGTTCGATACCTTCAAGGATCACGTATTTGTCTGGGATGGTCATTTCAAGTGCTCCAATAACGTTCAGTAGACGGGTCACATGGACCCCCTGCATCTCGTGCTTGGATTTGCACAGGCTCACCGGTCATGAGACTTTTCACAGTCACATACCGTTCCTGCACATCAAAGCGCCATCCTTGCGATTTCGGATACAGTTGGTGGGTGAGTTCCTGCAGTTCACGATCCAGTGCAGCACGGTCCACCGCCAGAAACGGATACTCGGCCACAAAGCGTTCACCGGCCTTGCAGCGACGATCTTGCTTGTAAACTCGAACAATCCAATTTTGCATGTGTTACTCCGAGACGGGGGTGTTGACCCAACGCGGCAGCAAGTTGCTGCCTGTGACGCGGTTCCACAACAGGTACTGACGTTCCACCAAGAGCCGGTCCAGTGAACGTTTGCTCTCATAAGCACGTTCTTCGGCATCGCGCAAGAGTGCCCAATACTCCCCGATCATGTTGGTTTGTTCGTCTTGGGGGATAGTTTCAAACTGCGGCATTTTGATATCCTCAATACTCGGTGTAGCCAAGAACGTGCATGGTGCAGCGGAATGGTTCCGGGCTTTCAGGGTCAAAGATCAGCCACAGTGTAGACAACAATTTTTTCAGTTCTTCGCTGCACTCATTCTCGAACACCTCAGAAGCATCGGCGATGTTCCGCAGGCCATCAACTCGACGCACGAACTCGACCAGGGTATTCAGCATGTTCGGCTCCGTGTTGTTACAGAACACCAGTCACGCTGGTATAAGCGCCGCCAGAAGTGATACGCACTCCGGGGAATTTAGCAGCGAGTGCTTGACTCAAGGTGTTGTAATCATAGTCGCCACGCACAGTGACATAAGTCTTGCCGTTGCGAACCCGTTTAGAAAACTTCATGATCAACTCCTGTTCGTTTACGCTATGTTGATATTATAGCAAAACGGGCAATTTCTGTCAACCGATTGCAGACTCAGAGTGTTAAGATTCGCGACCCGCATCAACGCCGGCGTCATACCCCGAGTTATAACCCGCCGACTCGCCATCACTCCACCCTTCGTCATATCCATGCTCTCGTGCAGCATCCCAGATCAATTCGGCAAACTGTTTGAAAATTGCAGGGTCCTGTGGCAATCCATACTTCTCAGGATCAAACCCAGTCTCTTTGGTATGGCAGACTTGACGGGCAATTTCGAGAATTCGTGGGTCCATGATCGGCTCCTGTTCGTTTACGCTATGTTGATATTATAGCACAGGGTGGAATTTCGGGCAACCTTCAAGCGATTTGAAAGTATTTTTGGTTGGCTTTGATACTGACCACTTTGATCAGGCCTTTTTTGTACAAGAAATAGTCGGTGTATTCGCTGGCCACAAACCCAGTGCTGGATCGGGGATTGGGCTCAATGCCAGCTTCTCGCAGCATGTCAGCACGGCTGCGGACTTGGCCGTCTTGCATCAGGGTCAAAACTCGTTGCATTTTGTCGTTGACTTTGGCAGGAACTTTGGTGGTCCAGTTGTCATAATTGCAGCGCATCTCTGACTCCGTTTTGCTATTCAATACATGTATTGTATACCCAAACGGATTTATTGTCAACCTGCCACACGACGGTTGGTCATCTTCTCAACCAAGCCCAGCATGTACTCCTTGTTGGCCTGATGCCACGAGATATAACCGTCGCGCTGTTCCTCAGTGAGGTCAGTCCTTGCCATGGCCTCCATGATCAATTCATCGTTGCGCAGGGCCGCATCACGAATCGCGCCCACGATGTTTTCAGCGTCCACGTCTTCCACAACAAAATCAAAGTGAATCATTTCCACTCCCATCCACCTTCGACATGCAATTCAGGATCTTCCTGGAACTTGCGGTGTGCATCATCTGCCGCTTTACCGGGCGTGTCACCATACCCACGGATCTGATATACCATCTGTTCTTCGCTATCGCCCCAGTCCAAGAAAGCGCGGTAGTCATCCCGGGCTTTTTGTTGTACAGTGATTTGCAAAAAGTGAATCATTCGGTGGCTCCTGTCTCCCACAGTGCATTGCGAACACACATGCGCAGATATTGACCAAAGTGACGACGACCAAACCTGCGCTGATATTTCTCCAAACGCTCGGCTGCCAACTCAGCCGCAGCACGGCGGTCTGCCACGCTGGCCCAGGCGTTGGTCCACTGAATAGGCTCCCAAACTCGTTTAACAGCGGTTTTGACTTTCAACTCTTGCTCCTAAATAGTTCTTTCACAAAGTAGAACGGTAGCATGACACAAACCAACAGAGTGTTGCCAATCCAGCAGATGTTTTGCCAAATCGTATGCTCGTTCCAGATTCGTTTGACTTCATCTACATCACGGTTCACACCAGTTCTCCAGTTTCAATCTCGCTTGCGGTCCAGCCAGTCGACCAGTCGTCGGGTCCAGTTATACACATCATGCCCTCGACGGCAGTGTGCAACTTCGGCTATCACATAAAATGCGAGAACGGCAATGCCAAGGATCGCGAAAAAAATCAGCGCACCAGTTTCAATCATGCCCGTTCTCCTTACAGTGGCCCACTTTTATTTGTTGAGCAGTTGCCAGCAGTAGAACACAGAATTATCCTGTCGGCACTCGGTCCAGACAGCAATCTTGAAGTAAACTCCAACTGAGACCAACAGAACCAAGCCCACCGCAATCGCACCCATTTTCATACCAGTTCTCCAGTTTCATCGTTGACACAGCCCAGGTAGACTGCCCGCTTCTCAACACCATTGATATCTGCAACAATGTTAAACTCATTGATATACTTGTCGGCCTCTTCCCGGGTACCGAACTCTTTTTCCAGTTTGACCTTGTAAGTGTTGGGCTCACCGTTCTCAACGGGATGGACTTGAACAATGTGAACAAACTTGGTCATTTCTGTATTCCTCGTTGCTATGCGGTTATTATAGCAGGTCAAGTGATTTTGAGCAACCAGCGCCCGGGGTCAGCAGCTGGCAGTGATCTGCCCGGTTTGAGTGTTGTATTTTACAAACACCTTGCCCTGTGCCTGGTCAGCGCCGACCACACGGTATGCAAACTCGCCACCATTGGTCATGCCCAGAAATTCTGCAGAAACAAACAACTGGCCACGACGGCCGCAGCGGGCAAGAACGTCTGCCAGGCCCGCAGGGGTTTGGGAAATCAAGGTCTGGAGGGTGTGTGCAGTGATCATGCCATGATTATAGCACAACCAGGAATTTTGGGCAAGAAAAAGCCCCAACTGTGTGGGGCTGATCAATCAAGCGCTGGCGCGGTTGAGGTTCTGGTATGCCTTGACCACACCTTCGCCAAACTTCACATAGTCAAACTTGGCAGCTTCGTGCATGCTCTTGACGGTTTCGCCAACAACAACACTGGCAGTGTCGGTGCCGGCCTTGACAGCTTGTTTGGTGTAGGCAGTTTGGGCGTCAACAAAGCTCAACATGGCCTGCTTGACAGCGGCGTTGGTCACAAAAGTGTTGACCCAGGTTTTTTTGCTGGTTTGAACAGCGTCGATTACGGCGTCGGGTGTAAACATGATATCTCCTTATTAAGCGAGTTTACTACAAGGGCCTGCCCTATGCAGCACCCTATGTCTTATTGTAACAATATTTACCTGGCGGTGCAACATAAATCAGTGGATTTTTTAGTGTGACCACACTAAAATGCGGTAAATACTTGTCTAGGAGATTTACATGCTGAAAGCATTTTTGAACTGGCTTACTGGCAAGCCCAACAGCCAGCCCACCCAACCCGAAGTTGCACCTTACAAGGTCGAAACACCAGTGGTGTCTGAACCACAGCCCATCAAATGCGGTTGCGGTCGCAGCCTGTCTGGATACTGCATCGGTCTACACAAACTGAGTCAAGTGGAATGGGATGCTCACGAAGACAACCCAAATCGCCCAACTGTTGCGCCAGAACCAGCACCCGTTGCTGAATCAGTGGTGCCTGCCCGAGCGGCCAAACCTGCTGCCAAGAAGCCAGCACCAGCCAAGAAAGCTGCCGCTGCCAAACCAGCACCGGCCAAGAAGCCCGCCGCCAAACCAGCAGCAATCAAGGGCCGTGCACCTGCCCGCAAAAAATAAAAGCTGTTAGTTGATCTAACAAATCTAATAAGTTGTAAGTTTTTGATTTTGCGCCTCTCTGTAAATAACACACGAGAGGTATCCTCTTTGCAGGAGAATAACAAAAATGAAAACAAAATACCTTGCAACTGTATTCGCGTTGGCCGTGTCACAAGCCCTGGCCCAACCCATTGTTACTGAAAGCACCAGTAACAGCACAGTCAACAGCAACACCACAAACGAAAGCACAGTAAAGTCGCCACCGCCCAGCGCCATTGCTCCGGCAGTGACTTCCATCAACAATGATGTGTGCAGTGTGGCAGCATCTGGCGCAGTTCAAACACAGATCTTTGGTATCAGCGTGGGCGGAACCCTGCGTGATCTCAACTGCGAACGCATCAAATTGGCCAAGAATCTCTACGACATGGGCATGAAAGTGGCGGCGGTGTCCACACTGTGCCAAGATCGTCGTGTGTGGGACGCCATGATGAATGCCGGAACACCTTGCCCAGTTGACGGCAAAATTGGTGCAGAAGCCAAGCAGATCTGGGACGAAAATCCAGGCCGAGCACCTGCCCCTGTGCGAGAAAAGTAATCATGAAACAGTTCTGGGCAGCCGTGACATTGATGCTGGCTGCGGTGCTGGGGCATGCGCAGTCTCTCACTGCACCGCGTACACCACTGCAATTCAGCGATGACTCGTGGGTGCATGTGCCCCTGCAGTTTGCCTTTCCCTTGTACGGAGTGACCTTTACCAGTTCGTTCATGTTCAGCAACGGCGTGGTGGCATTCATGGGCGTGAATCAAACTCCACAGACCACCTATTGCTGTTCGGGCGAAAACATCACCACTGGTAGCTCGCCGGTGTTCAACTACTCGATCATGCCCATGCAAACTGATCTGTTGCCGGTGCAGCAAAGCCAGTTCTGGACCGAGGGCAACAGTCAGTATCAACGCTATTACTGGGGCAACATCGCTGAATACAGCAACCCCAACAATCTCAACACATTCTCTGTTGAGATCCGACCCAGCGGATACATCGGCATACAGTATGACCTGGTCAACATCCGTAATCAGGTGGTTACCAGTGCTGTTGTGGGCAATGCTGCCCGGGGCGAGTTCACGGTGAACTATCACGGCTGGGGCATGAATGCCACTTCTGTTCCTGGACGCATTGAAATAGCTTCAACTGGCAGTGTGTGCTTGACTGACCCCTTGAGCAATCCCTCCTGCCCGGGTTACGCCGAAGCCTACTTTGCGCAACAGTGCTCGGCCAATCCACTATACAATTCAGCATGTGCAGGATATGCACAGGCTTATCATGACCAACAGTGTGCCGCCAACCCCTTGCATGCTGTGACCTGCCCGGGTTACGAGCAGGCATACTTTGAGCAACAGTGTTCAGCTGACCCACTGTACCATTCCAACTGTGCTGGATACGAACAAGCATATTTCAATCAGCAGTGTTCCATTAATCCCCTGTATGATTCCCAGTGTAACGGTTACGAACAAGCATATTTCAATCAGCAGTGTTCCATCAGTGCCCTATATGATCCACAATGCCCAGGCCATGCCCAAGCTCGGTTTGCACAACAGTGTTCAGCTGATGTATTGAGTGATTCGGCTTGCCCGGGCTATGCCAAGGCCTATGCACTAAAATATGTAGTACCTGATGCCCGGCCAACCAGCGCCCCTGCCGCAACAGTGACAGCCCAGGCACCAGAAATTCCCTCCAGCACCGCAACAGATGTGTCCAGCCCTACCAATCCAGTCAGTCCTGTCAGCGTGACATCGGTAATCAAGCCCGCAGAGCCAGTGGCATCAGTTGCAGCACCAGCAGCTGAACCCAAACGTTCTGCTACTCCGGCACCAGCGCCTGCCGCTCGCACTGCCCAGACACGTCGTGCCGCAGCACAACAAGCAGCCAAACAATCAGCCACACAGTTGGCCGAACGCATGAGCAATGCTGCCACTATTGAACAGCAGCAGGCAGCACAAGAACTGGTGATTGGTGCCATGGGATCCGTGCCAGGATTCTCGGCATATCAAAATGCCGTGGTGCCCGATGGCCAGTTGTATCGCAGTCAGCAAGTGTATCGGGACCAACGCACAGTGGACAATGCCCGTGCGCTGCGACAACTGAACGGAGCCAGTGATAGGTTGCACCGCTCGCTGGTGGACCAACAATACAAACCCTAAGGAGAATAAGAATGAACAACAACTTAGATGAAAAAGTCGAACAGTTGGAGTCAATGACCGACCCAAACACAGTGATATCAATTGGTGGGTATTCATTTACCCCAGCAAAATTGATGATTGCTGCCACAATTGTAACTTCGTCAATAGGCGCCCTGTACGGTGCATTTGAAGTCTACAAAGACTACATGAGCATGAAGGAAGCCATTCAAACCTACGTGGCACCTGACCTCAGTGAGTTTGACAAGCGACTGACTGTGATTGAAGAAAGCACAGCCAAGGCCACAGACTACACACGTGACATCAAGAACGATCTCAAGAATGATCTACGCAGGACCGAGAGTGTGACCGAGCAGGTGGAACGCACAGTCAAACAGGCTCAGCGTGAAACTGACTTGGAAATGCGCGAAATGCGCCGTGCGGTGCGTGAAGATCTTGAAAAGGCTCGCAGCGAAGCAGCGGCCATACGTCGCGACATGGAACAAACCCGTCGCGAAATCAACACCGAAGTGTCGCAAGCTCGTCGTGAAGTCACTCGCGAAGTGGAACAGCTCAAGAAAGAAATCGACGGCAAGATTCAGCGAGCACTAGACAACCCATTGGCCAACTGAGGTAAACCATGACCACCATGATCAAACTATTTGCTGTGGCTGTGTTGGCTCTTGTTGCTGGGTGTGAACAACATTACCGCTATCCATGTCAGAATCCCGCCAACTGGGACAAAGACATTTGTCAGGCACCTCTTTGCGAAGTCAACAGAGACTGCCCCAAGTACATTTTTGAAAATCAGGAGTGCAAAGCAGAATGAAAGAATTTCTAAACCGCTTGTTTTTTGAACGCCGCCCGCGTTACACCGAAGAAGAACTTATCACACGACTCAAAGTGTTCATAGGTGTGATCCTGGGATTCAGCCTGTTTGGCATCATCTTTGTGGTACTGTACAGCATCATTTTTGTCACTCAACCCCTGGATGCCATCAGCCCAATCGATCAAAAGTTCTTTGAACTGATTGTGCCCATTGCCACGTTCCTAACTGGAACACTGAGCGGAATCATGCTGGCAGGCAGTAAAAAGTCCGACAAAGAGCAAGACTGAGTCACAAGGCAGATCGACGTGCCGGCATGTTGGTTTGAAACCCAACCCCGGCATCTACCAAGCATGCAACGTCATTGTTGAATTCCACCAGGCTCCATGTGGTGGTGCTGGTGTTCACTGTGAGCACATACTTGCTCTTTTCTTTCTCGCCGCCCCAGATTGGGGTTTCTTGGTATTCTTTACGCAACAGGTCAAACACCAGTTTGGTCTTGTCGCATGACATGACCTTGTGCATTTCAAACACTGAGTCATTGGCCAAGGCTGAACCTGCAAACAACACCGCAATCAGGGCAAACTTTTTCATAGCAATCTCCTTGCCCGATATTTACTCAGGCTGCAAGTACGAGGCGAATTAACCCCACAGTGTCAATGGTGACCAACAGTATGTAATTGGCCAGCATGCCGGTGCTGCGACGAGTCCATGCTGCCCAGGCAAATATTGCACACTGGCTGATGAACAAGGGATACAAGATCAAGAACGGTGGGCTGGGCAGGGTCAGGGCCATGGTCAGCGAGCAGCCGATGCTGGTGAACCATGCGGTGATTTCCAGCACAAATCGTGTGGGCCACTCGTGAAAATCACGACGCGCCCAGGCCACAATGTTTGCTAGTGTTGACTTCATGGCCGAGCCTGCATGTGATCATACAACTGCTGGCTGGCCAGGTTCTTGCCCTTGGCCTCCACTTCGATGTCAAACTGTGGAGTAAAAGTCACTGCCCAGTCGTTCACTGCAGAATTCCACAGGAAGTCCGAGTGTGCTCGCAGTTTTTGCTTTTTGTAGCCCTGTGCCAACAGTGTGGCCAGATCCGGGCGAGTTTGCGGGCAATGGCCCACCAGCACATCCTCGCGACTCATGCTGAGGTGCATGCCCGGGCGCACACCGCGCCAGCTGTTGATCACACGCACCACTCGCGGATCCTGAGCATCAATGTATTCGCCCGAGTTGATCCAGTGGTGATGCACGTCCAGCACCAGGGCCACGTGATCTGCCACACGCAGGGTCACGTCCAGGCCATTGGTCATTTCGTCGTTCTCGATGGTGATGAGATTGCGAGCTTCGGGACTGAGACGGCCCAGGGTGCGCAGGAACTTGTCAGGGCCGCCCTTGCCCGACAGGTGCACGTTGATCATGAAGCCGTGATCATGCCAGGTGGCACCGTAGCCCATCCAACGAGCCATGTCGGCATGGTACTCAAACTCTTCAATCGAGCGGTCCACAATGTCGTCGTTTTCGCTGGCCAGCACACAGAACTGACCAGGGTGAAAGCTGAGACGCACACCCAGGCGTCGAGCTGCCTCACCCACAGGGGCAAAGATTTTCTCACAGTGGCTCTGCACTTCCGGACGCTGCCACCAGGCTTTCCAGGCTGGTTCAGTGTAACCCTGCAGCATTTCGCTGCCCAAGCGCACCATGCGGCGTTCAGGCGGCATAGCGCCCACACGTTCGACCATGAGCAAGGCGGCGCGGGCATTGTGGTTCATGATATCCCACTGGCGCTGTTCGGCTTCGGCAGCATGCTCGCGCAGCCAGCGCATGGTGGTACTACGGCCGTTGATGTCTCGGTCCTGGGCGTTGACTTTCATGCCGCCAGTTTCACTGGGGTCATTCAGCCATTTGCAACAGAAACCAATGCGAGGATGTGAAAGTGTAGTCATAGCCGTATTGTACACGTTCAGCGATTTTGTGTCAATTTGGCCGTGTTAGGTTTTGTCAACAATTCCAGACCAATCACTGTCAAGCTGTTGAGTTTTCAACTCTGCCACCCGTTGAGCAAGGTGTGTGTAGAAGCTGTCCAACTCACCATTCCAGCGTCCCTGCAGAGATTCCAGGGCCTGTTCACACACCTGCCAATTTTGCTGACGGTATGCTGTGATGCAGTCTTGGTGCAACTGACGGTGGGCTTCGATCAGTGGGATCTCTTCCAGCGGCACACGCTCAACCACGCAGTATGATGTTACCACCTTCCCTTCAGGAGGCAAACGCAGTTGATCCAGTTCCAGTATGGTGTACTTGTCTGGCATTGCTGCCAGCGACTCTCCAAAAATTATGTTCATGATCAAATCCTTTTAAATATGTATGATGACATTCACTTTTGACCTAATTTCTGATTTGCACGTTGACACCTGGCCGGGGAAGTTTTCCTGGGAGGAAAACGTTACCAGTCCCTACTGTGTGGTTGCTGGAGACATTGCTCATGATCGAGAAACGGTGCTGGAAACATTGCATCACCTTGGGCAGTGCTACCAGGCTGTGTTCTATATCGACGGCAATGTGGAACACTACAACACCATAGACAATCTTGGCGCAGGGTACAAAACATTTGCTCGGCAGCTACAAAAAATACCCAACGTGGTTTACCTACAAGACAATGTGGCCATCATTGACAATATCGCACTGGTTGGTACCAACGGCTGGTGGGGCTTTGACTTTGACCCCAGTGTGAACTATCTGGGCAGTATCGAACAGTATCAAGAGGCAAAAGGATTCAGTGATCGTGCCATACGAGACATTGAGCAAATGCACAAGACCGACGCCAAGTACCTGCTGAACGCTGTGCAAAAACTACAAGAGCTTGACGACATTCACAAAATTGTCATTGTGACTCACACTGTGCCCAATCCTGATCTCATCGCACATGATGCCAAGCTCAGTGGTCATTTGAAGTTCAACACCATGGGCAACAGCCTCATGCCTTGGGTGATCTCAGCTGATGTCAAGAACAAAATTCACACCTGGTGCTTTGGCCACTATCACGGCGATGTTGATCAAGTGCACGATAACATCCGGTATGTAAACAATTGCCGAGGAAAAGGTACCACCCCCCACGGCAATCATGCGTATTACGCCAAACGTATTGTGATCAGCCTTTGATGTCTTCGGGTTCGAGTTTGATCAGCAGAGGATAGCTGTTGGCTCGGGCCAGTTGTGTGACTTCGTGCCCTTTTTGCTCGGCAATCTCAAAGGGCAACACTGCTACCACTGCACTGCCTTCTTCGTGAATGTCAATTGTGATTTGATGGGCAGTGTTCTCGTTGTAGTCAAAAAATTCAATCAAGCTCTCAACCACAAACTCCATGGTGGTGGTGTTGTCGTTGATGTAGATAACTCTGAACAAGCTGGGCTCTTTGAGGCCTTCAATGGGACGAATTTTGTTTTTTACTTCACTTTGAGCCATGACGGTTCCTTAAACCTATAAGTGGCAGCACCATTGCTGCCACTTATTTACGCTATTGTATCAGTTTTGATACGTGATTGCAATAGCTTTAGGACGTGCAGATTCGGGCACCTCGCGTTCAAGATTCACGCTGAGGATACCGTTCTTTACTGTGGCGCTTTTGACTTCCACATGCTCGGCCAGGGTGAACACTTGTTTGAAATCACGTGAACTGATGCCGCGATGCAGATACTCGTGGTCTGCATCCTGCTCGCGCTGTGTGCTACCAGTAATGGTCAGCACTCGCTGGTTCACTTCAACGTTGATTTCGCCTTCAGCAAAACCAGCCACGGCCACTTCGATCAGCACAGTGTTTTCGCCTGTTTTGATCACATTGTGGGGAGGGTAGTTGGTGTTGGTCTGTTGCGAAGCCACACGCATGAGTTCTTCAAACATGGGTTCAAATCCAATTCCAAAACGATGAATCGCTGGAATATCAAGGGCACGAAGGGATAAAGGTTTTGACATAGGTTTCTCCTTATAAAAGCAAGTTGTCAAATGTTGTGGACCCCACCCGGGCATCCACAACAGTATTTATACCGGTAAATTACCGGTATTCACATCACGCGGCAGTCACTCAACTACTGCGATGATATCTTCTTCCTTGAGCACACGGTAGTCGTTGCCATCGATCTTGACAGCATGTCCGGCGCTGTCGGCAAACATCACTCGGTCGCCTACCTTGATCTCCAATGGAATCAGCACACCATCGCTGGTGCGGCGGCCTGGCCCAGCAGCAACCACCTCGGCAGTGGGACGTTCTTTAGCTGCCACGTCTGGGATAATGATACCACCGCGGCTGGCTTTTTCGGATTCAAGAATCCTAACCACCACGCGATCTCTTGTGGGTTTTACGTTCATGTGTTCTCCTGTAACAATCGCTATTATAGCGTAGATTCAAATGTTGTCTTGTTGTTTGGGTCAATGACTATGCGCCATGTGTTCAAAGCCGGGATCACCTGTCGCGTTTGTTCAGGCGGATTCCAGGTTATCACAAAGAAATCATACAAGTGATCATGATCAAATGTGACTCGGCGATATCCTTTTACTTGCTTGGTGTTGTAGGGCACCTGGTATTGATCACTCCAGAGGTGCAACTGAGCCACGACCACGCGATCAGAAAACTGTTCTGGGACGTGGAATTCAATGTACATGTCACTGGTTGGCTTTTAACAGCTCTTTTGGAGACGTAACCATGCTTTGATCAATCACCACATGAGTGATGTTGTCGCGCCGATACTGCGCCAATTTGAACATGTGTGGCATCAACACCCGCTCGATTTCGCTGTGCAATCCACGTGCCCCGGTCTTGTTGATGATGGTGTTTTCCGCAATTTGGTCCAGAGCTTCGGGCGTGAATTCCAGTTTGATTTGGTCTTGTTGGAACAGCCACTGATATTGACTGATATAGCTGTTCTTGATGTTGACCAGGATCTCTCGGAGGTCCTGTTTGCCCAATTCTTGTAGTGCAACCCAAGTGGGGAACCGTCCCACAAATTCAGGAATCATGCCAAAGCGGATCACATCGTCAGGCATGGTTTTGTCAAGGTAGCTGGTGTTGTCGTCGGCTTTGACTTGTGCGCCAAAACCAATGCTGGTGCCCTTGATTCTGTTGCGAATAATTGTGTCCAAGCCCACAAATGCACCACCGGCAATGAACAGGATGTTGGTGGTATCAATCTCCACTGTGTCTCCTGACGGATGCTTGCGTCCGCCCTGTGGAACAATGCGGCACTTGGTGCCTTCTACCAGCTTGAGCAAGGCCTGTTGTACACCTTCGCCTGACACGTCTCGGGTGATACTGGCACTCTCGCTGCGACGGCTGATCTTGTCCACTTCGTCAATAAACACAATGCCGCGCTGGCAGCGATCAACATCAAAGTCTGCAGCGGCATACAGACGAGAAATCAAGCTCTCCACATCATCGCCCACGTACCCTGCTTCGGTTAGGCTGGTAGCGTCGGCAATGATGAACGGCACATCCAAGTATCGTGCAACAGACCGTGCCAGCAGGGTCTTGCCCGATCCAGTTGGGCCCAGCATGAGAATGTTGCTCTTTTCAATTTCAGTCTTGCCTGAATTGATTCGTTTGTAGTGGTTGGCAATGGCCACGCTCAATACCACCTTGGCAGCATCTTGCCCAATCACATACTGGTCAAGGTGCGCTTTGATCATCACTGGATCAAGGCTTGGTGCAGCAGCTGATGGTTCTGCGACTGGATCATCGATCAACAGTGTTTGGCACAGGTCCACACACTCGTTGCATATGGCTACCCCGTCCCCAACAATCAGTTTTACTACTGCTCCTTTGTGTTTGTTGCAGAAACTGCAGGCCTCTAGTTTTTCGTTCATGGTCGAGATGTCCTTAGGTGTTGGGCGATTTGTTCTTGTTCACTTTCTGACAGCATGTCCGCATCGTATTCGCCGCGGGCAACAATGTCAATCAAGTGATCAAGATAGGCATGATTGTAAGTGTAACTGTCTGACTGGCTTTTGTCAACAGCAATCCAGGTGCGTCCGTTGTATTTGAACAATTGATGCGGCACTCGATCAGTCCTCACAAAAGACATGCCTTTGATGGGTGCTCCGGGGAATGCTGTGCCAAACCCTGATTCAGGGATCACTAGGCTCATCCAGGGCAGTTGATCAATTTCACCACGGGCAAGCCTTGCTCGTTGATTTTTCAGCGTGTCACCCGGATTGGCTGCCTTCCAACGCACCATGGCTGCCTTGACATCAGGATGGCTTTCGTCTAGAATCACCTGCTCGTCTGGATCCACTGTGAGCTCGGCTTCGGGTTCCACAACCGGCAGTGGGCGTGGTGCTGGTTCAATTGGCGCATGATACACCATGGGCGCAAGATTGCGGAAGTGTGCAAACGGCTGCCCAAGATACGAATAGTTGGGGGCAGGCGGTGCATCATGCGGGTCTGTCGTTGGCACCTCTGGTTCTGGTTCTAGCTCGGGTTTGGGGCCTGGCTCAGGATCGGGCTGTGCAGGTGCTGCCGCCTGTTCACGATGCCAGCGTAGACTTTGGGTGGCTGCCAGCAGCAGCATGATGGCCAAGGGATCAAACACCACAACCAGCAGTATGATCACCCAAGTAACTGCCTTTTCCAACAAGTCAGCGTCGGTGTTGTTGCCGTAGATCAGTGCAGCAATGTATTTTATGGGCCCAACCTCGGCTTCAATCTTGCGGATGTCGGCGGCAATAGGCGCACGGGCATCTTTAAGTTCCGCGATAAGCTGTTGCGACTGTGATATTTCAGATAGAAGTCGAGCACGCTCTTTCTGCTGGGCGCGTCGTAGATCCATTGCTCTACGGGCACCCGTTTCTGTTGTTGAGCGGCCCAGTACTTGGTCCACACCCGCATCCATCTGTTCAAGTGCTCGACGGGCCGCCGCAATGTTTTCTTCTTGGGTCTTGATTTTTTCATCATACACTGCAATCTTGCTTTGCGCATCACCTGAAATCAAGGTCTGATCCGAGTGAGCCTTGCTCAAAAAACCAAAAATGCCCATGCTGGTGATCAACATCAGCACAGCCACAGCAGGCACCAGATACAGCTTCATCAAGCGACGACTGCGATGCCAGTATTCGTGCAACCACAATGTGGTCACCACCTTGGCCACTTCCAGCACGCCACCCATGATCATGATAGGCACCACAGCAGCGGCGAAAATTGCCGCTAGGCCAGCAATGCTGTACCATGCGGCAATCACACTCAGGGCCAGGGCTACAAACAGGGTAACATAACTCAAAAACATAAGATATTTATTGTGCGTTTGAGTCAGCTGCAGGTGCACTTGAGCACACATCTACTCCCAGTTTCACTGCACAAAAGGTGGCAAAAGTGGCATCTGGCACTTCAAACCATACACGGGCCTTGGGCCCATTGCTGACCCAACGCATGCGTTCCATCTTGCGTTTGACTCTGGGCTGGGCGCGCCAGTTTCTGCCAAACTGAGCACGAGCTTCACGCATGATGGCATACCATGCTTCCAGCGTGTCCAGTTCGAACACCATACGGTGCATGACCGAGTTCGTTGTTTTAAGCGGGTCAAGTGATTTAGACATGCTATCCACAGAGGTCTCAATGTTGACAGACATAACATCCTTTCTAGTTTATCCTTTGGGCATACCCCCACACCAAGTGGGTTTTGATTTCTCAAGGACCTTGCCGCATCCGGGGTGACTCACGCCCACCTGCCACGGAAGAATCCATTGGGCTGCACCATCCACACAGTCATGCCATGTAGTTATGCAGCAGACTTGTCGTTGGACTTTTTAGTCAATTCGCACAGCAGCTGAAAATGCTCATATGCTTGCCGCACAGCAGGATCCTGCATCAACTGCTCGGCTTCCGCCTGCATGGCCTTTACACCAGCTTCGGCAATTTCCCTTGCACTGGGGATTTCAACGTAATAGCGCTCGGTGCCAAATGCTTTGCATAGATTTTCCCAGGCGACTCGTTGTTCCTCAGTGACAGGGTTGTTGCGCGGGCGCATTAGGCTGGCCTGCACCACCGCCTGACTAATGGCATCTTCTGCCACTCGACCAGCAGCAATCATGGCCGCACGGTTTGGATCCACGTTGAACCGAACACTTTTGCCGCCGGGGTAGCACATGACAAGATGCGCTCCTTCGGGAAAAGCATCCATCAAGGTGCTGTCGTATTCGTACACAGGTCGGTACCTGCGCCCCACCTTCTCATAGAATACCTTTTTCATCTTTCCACCTTTGTGCTCGTTGACGGGCGCCTTCGGGATCGCGGTTGTATTCATCAATGGCCTGTTGCAGTGCTTCTTCCACCAGCTGGTTGAACGTGATGTCACGTTGGTGCGCCAGGGTCATCAGCTGCAACATCTCATGGTCGGGCAAGTTCAGCTCAACTTCGATACGGTCATCGTAAGGCTGTCCACGCACAATGGCCGCGGCCTTGGTCATGTAGTCTGAAACGGTTTCCAGATCGGTATACCGCACTTGATCGTAGGCAGTGGTAAGGTCAACGCTGCGGCTGCGAGCTTCATCGTGATGCGCTTGCACCACGTTGGGGTTGATCCAGCGATACACCCGTTGGCTCGCAGGGTCGTCCACAGTCATTTCATAAACTGTTTGAGTTGCCCGATCAAAGATCACTGTGCCATGCTGGCTGTCCATGCCCTGAGCGTTGGCGCCGTAGCACTGCCACTGGTATTGCCAGCCTTCGGTGATACGGTAGTCATGTGCGTCCATCCATTGGGCCAAAATAGTGTTGTTCATGTCAAGGTCCTTCGACGTCGGTTGGTACAGTGCCAGTCAATCCAGCCAGCAGTTGAAATTGGTCCCAGGCCTCCTGCACTGCGGGACGGGAAGCCATGTCCTCGTTGGTCAGCACAGTCTCCAGCCAGTAGTAGGGCCAGCGTCGGGGCATGTGATTCACATCAGCCCTGGGCTGGAACAAGCGTCCAGATTCGTGCAGCTCGATGATCACACTGCGCACTCGATCTTCGTCTTCGTTGCTGTAGTGTCCCCACTCGGGTCGAGTCCAAGCGTTTGGTCTGAGCCCGCCCAAGCCGCCACCGTAGCCCTGCCAGATGTGCTGCCAGTGTTCGTCGTTGTGGGGATCAAAGCTGGTGCGAGCAATGATGATCAACACATCGTCCACACTGACCCGTCCGTCCACGATGTCGCGAACGCAACGACTCAAGCTCAATCCTACTCGCATGGGTGTCCTTACACTTTGCTGCCAGCTTCAAAATCGCGGAATCTCAGAAATCGCGGGAATCGCAAGCTGTAAGATCCGTCTTGGTTTTGGGTGACTGCGTCAGCTTGGACTTCAACCAAGTGACCAACCAAAGCATGCCGCTCGGTCCAATACTCATCGCGATTGCCATCACTAAAGCCACTGCCAACATTGACCCGAATATGACGTCCATTGTCGTCTCCTTCACAAATTATAGCACCCAAGCGCCCGAGATTGCGACCAGTACCTTCTTCAAAACCCACAATGGTCAAGTCCACAGTGATGGTGGGCTTCCACTTCATCCAGGCATCCACACGCTTGCAACGATAGGGCGCATCCAGATCTTTGATCATGATGCCCTCGTAGCCTTGTTCAACTGCAGCTTCGGCAAAGCGGCGCATGATGTCGTGGCCTTCGGCAGTGTCCAGGTCCACTGTCATGCCTGGCATCACACGCAGGCAGTCGGTCATGCTCTTGAGGTCCGCTGCAGCCTGTTCCAGCCACTCAATACGAGTGCTCTGGGGGGTGCGGCAAACGCCTTCCTGGAACTGATCCAAGGGAATGATGTCAAAGATGTGATACACCATGTTGTCGGTGTTGGCATCACGTTTGCGACGAGCTTGACGCATGAGCTTTTGAAAGCTCTCGCCCATGACCTCACCGTCCAGCACAAACCTGGTGACCTTGGGGTTGGCGCGCTGAAACAACACACGAGCCCGGTCAATGGCTTCAACAATCTGCGGGAAGTTTTCAAACTCCTTGCCGTTACGGCTGAACAAAGTGGTGTTCATGCCCTGCACCACAGCCAGCACACGCACGCCGTCCAGCTTGACTTCCAAGCGGCGTTGGCCACGAAGTTTTTGCTGTTGTTCAGTAGAGTCCTGAGCCAGCTGGCAAGTGAACACTGGGATAGCCCAGTCAGTCTTGCCCAGCACCTTGTTGAGAGTTTTTTCGCTGATGCCGCAGCGCAGATCCTTGGTGATCACACGTCGGCACAAGGTGTTCCACTGATCGCTGTCAAACAGTTGCGAGCATTCAGCAATGCGATCGCGAGCAGCATGGCCAGTCACTGCACGAGTGCGCAGGTTTTCCAACAGAGCCCAGAACTGGGGCCAGGGATTGTCACGCCCAGTCAAGCCCACAGTCTCAGGCACTTGACGCACGTTGAAAGTGTAATAGGGATTGTAGGCCTGATAGGCGTTGAACAGAAAACACTGTGCGTCAGCGCTGCCCAGTTTTGCGGCCATCAAGGCTTTCCCAATCACAGCTTCTTTGTGAAGCCGACTGTCAGAACTTTCCAGGTCGCGAATCCATCCTGCGGCCATAACACCATTAAAACTTTCTTGGGAGTAGTCAATCATATTTACGTGTTGGGTTGGGTTGGATTACTTTGTATAAAACACATTGTAGCACAGTTGCCATTTTAGGTCAACCGCTACCAACTGGAGGTGTAGAACACCCGCCGTCCTATGAATACTTCAGCCTTGGCCCGCTGCACGAACGCCAGGTCTCGAGATCGGTAATACTTGTCGCTGGGGTCGCCAAAGAAAACCCCTGTGGTGCCTAGCTGGGCCATGGCTCCAGATTCGATGTCATGCCCCAGTCGGTCCAAGTCATCCCAGGTCAGCTCAAGTTCCACGCAGTTGAACACTCCCTGACCACCACGAGCGTAATACAGGCGTGACATCCAGCCCTGCAGATTGGGGTGTTTGCGCCACGTGGCAAACTCTTCTGGCTCAGTCACCCCTGCTGGGTGGGTGTAGGTGTCGCTGGATGAGTTATATTGGGCCTTTTCCCAAAACTCTCGATATTGGCCTTCTCGGGCAGCCAGGTATGCGTATTGATCAAGTCCCATTGCGAATCCTACGTTGGCCAAACATGGCCTTGATCCATCCATCGGGGCCAAATCCGCGTGGGCACTCCAGCTGATCAGCTGACACCCAGGTGGTGGCGTGGTCCTCGAACCGCACACTGCAGGGTTCGTAACGCACAAACGGAAACTCACGTTGACCATACAGTTTGCCGCCGGGCAGTCCTGTGAGCCAAAAATTCAAGCGGGTGGGTGCACCCAGCTGGACCCAGCGCCCAGGACGGAAATCCACAGGGCCAGAGCCGCACCAGCTGGTGATTTGAACTTGCTGAGTCATGCCATGATTATAGCATCACTGGGATTTTTGGTCAAGTCAAGTTCAGTAATACTTGTGTATTACATTAGCGAGTGTTGTTGTTGATGGCCGCCCGTGCTTGAGCCACGGTATATTTGAAACTTCGCAAGCGAGCCTTGGGGGCCGGAACTCGGGGTGTGGTTGGTATGGTGTTGTCGCGATCTATTTTAGATGCGTCAATCAGTGCATTGTTTCTACCTTCGCGCAAGGCGCCAATGATGGCTTGCCCGCCGCGGCTGGTAGGAATTGCAACGGATTCCATGAATTGTGCTGCGCCGCCGACATCAGTTTCGGTAGCAAACTGTGGTAGAGAAGACACCAGGGCCAGGGCGCTGAAAATGTCACCGGTGCTCAGCTGGTTGAGGTCAATGTTGCATTTCTGAAGATTGTAGACTTCGTACACAATGCGATTGCAAATTTCATCCCAGGCGGTGTTGAGTGCAGTGGCATCGTTGCCCAGTACTGTTTGCAACGACAGTATTTCGGTGCTGGCCGCTGCAGTCAGGGCCAGCACCGCTTCGCTGGCATTGAGGTAGGTTCCGGCGCCAGGCCCAGCAGGCACAGTCACTGGACCAGTTACTGGATTGCCGTATGTACCGTCGCACGATTTCACAATGCGCGTGTAAATTTCATTCAAGGTGGCAAGATCTGCAGCTCGACGGTTTATGATTTCAGTCGCCTGATCAAAATAGGAACCAACGGGAAACCCAATCGCCGTGCCCACAAAGTCACACACATTATAGGTACCATTGGGGCCGGTGCCATTTGCAAATGTGTTGATGTAGAAATTGTATGCCTCAGCACTTAGTGGCTGTGTGCCTGTGTTGAGTAAGTCTAGCCCTTTTAGTGTTTCCATGTCATGCTATCAATATTGCTGCCAGCTCAGGCAGTGTGGTCTGAGCTATGTTCTTTACCTGTTGTAACGATACCGAAATGGCGCGATTGGCCACCGCTTGATCTGGTGGGATGATCTTGCCCAGTTCATCACATCCTGTGGGGCCGTTGGCCAACAAGATTTGATTCACTGCACCGTTGTCATCGTATATCAACCTAAGTCCGTTGGGGCCCGAGTATGTAAAGCTCATGTAGCTTTCGGGGAAAATTGCAGTTGGATCCAGTAGATCCGCCATGGTAACAATGTTGGGGGTGGTTATGTCCAGCGCAGTGAGCACTTGACTCAAGCAGTCACCAGCAACATTCTGCATGCCTTGATAGGCCAAACGCTGCAATCGGTTGAATTCGTTTTCTGACAAGCCATTGGGATTGAACATACCGAGTCGATTGTTGGAGGACAAGTCAACAATGTCTGACCTAGTGAGCCCTGCTGCTGTCAGCGCCTGCTCCACACATGGCAACGATCCCGAAAACCCAGTGATGTTGGATATTTGTTGCAACAAGGCAGCCGGTGTGCCCAGGGCATCGAGATTTGCCAAATCAATAGCCTGTCCCAATTTCAACAAATCGTTTCCAAATTCTTCTGTTGCAAGGGTCAACTGAGTGATTTCGCCTGTGATCAGGTTGTCCATGTTGCCCACGCCTGCGGGATCTACATTGTAGGTGGGTCCTAGATAGCTGTTGGTATTGGCATTGAGTGCACTGTTGATGAACACGTTGACACGATCAACATATCCGTTGGCAGCAAAAAACACTTGAGCAAACTTGCCTGCGTCGCCATTGCCTAGATAGCTGTCGCCAATTGACACCACATGGCCGCTGAAAAGACTGTTGCCTGGGTATGCTGGAATCAGCGCCTTGGTGGGGTCGTTTACAGGATAGCTGGTGTTCCAGTAAGCAAACGGCACACTGTCTCCCAGCGCAGGTATAGTGGCAGCACCAACTGATTCCAGGGCTTGAGTTGCTGCACTATCAAGATTGGCCGAAACTTGCAGGGCCAGGGCCTGGTGCAATTTACCAACCAGTGTGCTGCGATAGGCGTCAACCTGCGCAATAAAGTCTGGTGCAACCCCAAACACGTTGCCTGAATTGTTCAATAGTCCAGCGCCGGCTTCAAGCTGGAGTGGACTCAGTAGACCGTTATTGGCTGTTGACATTATCTAGCTCTCACATTAAGGCTGCCACCTGCTCGAGCGTGGCCGCAGGTGTCAACATTACCAGTGATCACAACTGGGCGGCCGCCTGCTCGCACGGTTGCTGCGGTGCCCACTGTCACGGCCGAGCAATGCACAGGCGGGCATCCTTTGGCCCCACAACAAGGGTGGGCAGTCACTCGCGCACCACTCACTGCAATGGGTCTACCATTCACCCGAACAGATGCCACGCCCGAAGTTATGGCGCCGCCGGCACTGTTAGGATCACCAAGTCTTTGCACTCCAGGCATATTACCCCATTATGATTTTCTTGTCTGGCACACGAATGCCAGTTGTGGCTTCCAGATACTTCATGGCCACTGAATCTTCAGTGGGCACAATCATGGCCACGCTGTTGATATTTAGTTGGATGGGCTGACCAGGTTCTGCGGTGAACATGCTGGGCACCAGACCCATGCCTTGTGGGCCTGGGGCGATGCTCACGGGGTTTTCGATGGAGAATGTGTCGCGGTTGCTGTCCACAATGCGGGCCACCATTTCTTCTCCTGAGTTGAGTTTGAAAGTGTAGGTGGTGTTGAGGTTGAGAGTGTTGAGGTTCATGTTAGTTTGCCAGGTGTTGTTTGAGTTCAGTGAAACCGCCAATGTGTTGGCCGTCGAGGAAAATCTGTGGCACTGTGCGAGCTGTGGGCACAGCTTCCAACAGTTGTTCTCGGGTGTAGCCCGATCCGATGCGGCGCTCTTCGAAGGCGATACCGCGTTGTTGCATCAAGGCCTTGGCTTGATCGCAGTAGGGGCAATGGTCTTTGGACCAGATGATTGCTCTTGACATCATTGATTCTTTCATAAATAAAGGTGCAGTTCGCGATACTGGAAATATCCAACTGCTCTAACGCTTGGAGGAGCATCAGCAAATGTATTTACCCAACAATTTTTACGTCTACGCATATCTACGAGACGACGGGACGCCTTATTATATAGGCAAAGGTAAAGGGCCACGAGCCTGGTCTACCCAGAAAGTCATTGCAGTTCCAACTGACAAATCCCGTATTATTTTAGTTGAGCAGAACTTAACTAACATCGGTGCATTGGCAATTGAACGACGACTAATTCGTTGGTATGGTCGAAAAGATAACGGCACAGGCATCTTAAGAAACTTAACTGACGGTGGAGAGGGCACCATTGGCATTATTAGGACTAGCAAACAAAAAGAATTACAACGAGCTAAAATGAAAGGCCGCGTTAGCAAAACAAAAGGCATCAAGAACGGAATGTGCGATCTTACTATACACGGCTTTCAACACATCACTGGTATTGTTGAATATTGCACCAAAGTTGAATTGTACACAAAATATAATCTTTGTAAAGTCAATGTTCATGCATTGTTCGGTGCTAATCCTCGTCAAAAATCAGTCAAAGGATGGTCACTGATTAAAGATCAGGAAGCGCATCATAGTCAATATCCGAGGTCAGAACCCCAATCACATAGCTAGTGCTTTCGGTTTCTTGAAGAGCGGCCTGCTTTGAGCTAGTCGACGTGTGTTTGTTGAACCAGGGAATGGGAGTGGTCTTGGGGTGCGGATTCCAGTACCGGATGCCAATTTGCTTGAGCGCATCAGCTGCGGTGTAGTCCACAAAGTCCTTGAGAATGTTGGCGTTGAGTCCGATCACAGGTCCCTTCTGGAACAGGTATTCGGCCCAGCCTTTTTCTTCTGCAATCACGTCACGGTAGATCTGTTGCACTTCGGCTTCGCACTCGATTTTGGCCTGTGCAAAACGCTCATCGTCCTTGACCACTTGGTTGATCAAGTATGCAGTCCAGCCCTTGTGTAGCAGTTCGTCCTGCAGGATCAGGCTGATGATGTTGCCGTTGCCAATAAAGATCTTGTTCTCCACCATGGCCAAGCTGGTGGCAAAGCTGACCATGAAGCGGAATGCTTCCAGGGCATAGCTGGCATGCAGCGCAAGGTAGATAGCTCGCACATGTTCTGCTTCGTCAACCTTCTGGCCAATCTCTTTGCGGCAGTTGATTTCGTGCAGTGCATCGTAATAGCGACCAATGCTGGCAGCCATGTCAATGATCTCTTGGGTGTCATGGATGGTGTTGAACACATCCTTGGGCACGTTGTAGATGTTGCGAATGATGTGACTGTAGCTGCGGCTGTGAATGTTGCTTTCAAAGAAGCCCCAGTTCAGCATCAGGGCTTCCAACTCAGGCAGGCTCACAACAGGCATGAACACCTGTGTGGGGCCACGACCCTGGATTGAGTCCAAGGCAGTTTGACGCAACAGGTTACTAGTAAAGATGTGCCGCACTGCATCTGATGCATTCTTGAAGTCACTTGCGTCCTTGGTGAGGCTGACTTCTTCTGGCACCCAAAAGAAGCCACGAGCTGTGGTTTCGAACTCGCTGATCTTGGGATAGCGAAACTCTTCAAACCGTTGGATGGTCACCGGTCCTGCTGGATCCAGAAACATCTTGCGACTCAAGTAGTCGGTCTTTTGTGATAGGTTGTATTGTTGTTTGCTCATATGGTATCCTTGACAATTTTTGCAATCTTGTTTGCAGTGGCCGGCGCCAAAGTCCAACCCAAGTGCCCATGCCCAGTGTTGTAAAACACTCGACCATGCTTGTGACTTTGTTTCACAATTGGCATCATGTTGGGTGTCATGGGACGCAAACATGCCCAGCTGGAGTAGTTTTGCGTGTTGATCTTGGGGAAGTTGACATGTACCCACTTCAGCAATGGCTCGATTCGATCCCTGCGTATGTCGTAATTTTCGCCTGCCAACTCGGCTGTGCCTGCTACCCGGAATCGATTGCCCAGTCTAGCGGTTACTATCTTTGCCTGATCGTCCAACAAACTCACATGCGGTGCATGTGCTGCACTTGCAGCATCCAGTTCAATAGTTATGCTGTAACCTTTGACTGGATAGATATCCAGGCGGTCGCCCACTTGTTGAGCCAGATCCACACTGCCTACGCCAGCACATACCACCACAGCATCAAAGTTGTCCAACAACATCTGCATGCGGGGTTGGGTGTCAAACACAAAGTTCACATGATACTTGCTTTTGAGCACAGCACACAGCTCGCGACAGAACTTGTGAATGTCCCCGGTCCAGTCAGAGGCCGTGACTGCGCCGCCCAGCAGGTGGTCAACATCAGCCAATTGAGGATACTGTTGAGTGATTTGTTCGGGTGTGACCATGTCCCAATCACATCCTGCCCAGTGATACAACCGTTGTGCTTGTGCAGCCGATGCTAGATACTTGGGGTCTTTGTAGAAATGCAAAATGCCAGCATGCAACTGATCAAAATGCAGACTCTCTTGTTGAATCATGTGAGCATACAACTTGCGCGATTCCAAGCCCATGTCAATGGTGTCCATGGTGTTTTTTTCGTAGTGACCCGCAATGGTATGCCACAAGAACTTGAGCATCCAGCGCCACTGTGCTGGATCCAGTCTGGGACGCACCAGCAGTGGTGCATCCTTTTGAAACATCCAGCGCAGGCCTTTGTTGACATTGCTCCACGTGGTCCATACTTCAGAGTTGGACACTGACACCTGGCCGCCATTGGCAAAACTGGTGCGCATGGCCTCGTAGTGTTCCTGTTCGTACACAGTGACATCGAAACCTTGCTGAGCAAGATAGTAAGCGGTGGTCACGCCAGTGATGCCGGCGCCCACAACAGCCACGGTTTGCTTCATAGTTTGCATGCCTCGCAGTCAGCGTCGTCTTGGTCCACAAACACAGGCACAGTGGGGTCTTTGCCTTGAGTGAATGTGACCAACGGGTCCTGTTCCGTTTGTGACTTGGAACCTTGCTTGTTGATCAAGCTGTAGTAGAAGGTCTTGAGACCCCAGTGGTGTGCCAGCATGAGGTTGGTGGCAATCAGGGTGGTGGGCACCTTGCGGCCCGGGAAGTGGGCAGGGTTGTAGAATGTGTTGGTGCTGATGCTTTGATCAGTGTAGGCAGCCAACACCGCAGCGGTCTTGATGTAGCCTTGGCAATCCGAATCCCACATCAGTTGATACCGGTTCTTGAGCTTGTGATACTCAGGCACCACTTGCACAAAACTGCCGGCCTTGCTTTCCTTGGTGCTGATCAAGCTCATGGGCATTTCAATGCCGTTGGTTGAGTTGATGACCACGCTGGAGCTTTCCACAGGTGCGATGGCCATCAAGGTGGCATTGCGAACACCGTGTTGTTTCATTTGCTCGCGCAGGGGTTCCCAATCCAGCTCGGGCTGGAAACTGGTGAGTTCGTTCACGCCTTCAGCACGGCGCTCCCAAGGAAACTCACCTTGACCATAACGTGTGCGGGCGCTGTCAAGGCAGGCGCCGCGTTCGCGAGCCAGTTCCACAGTGACTTCGGTCAGGTAGTAGGCCTGGTGTTCCATCCAGGTCTTGACTTCAGCCAAGGCATCGGCTTCGCCATACCGCATGCCACGCTTGGCGTGCCAGTAGGCCAGGTTGGTGACACCAATGCCCAAGGGGCGAATTTCTTCGTTGCTGAGACGGCTCTGGATGCTGAGGAAGTCTTGGTAGTCCAGGATGTTGTTGAGACTGCGAGCCAGGATACGGCATGCACGGCGCATGTCTTCGGGATTTCGGAACGCACCCCAATTGATCGAGCCCAATGTACAAAGAGCAATACGACCTTGATCGTCATCCAAGCGTTTGAATGGTCGTGTAGGCAACAAGATCTCGCAGCAGAGGTTGCTCTGGTAGATGGTGTGGTATTCAGGATCAAACGGGCCTTGGTTCATGACATTGTCAATGAACACCAGGTAGATGCGGCCAGTGTCGGTGCGCTCTTTGAGGATGCCGCCCTTGAACACTTCTTCTGCACTCATGACCTTGCGGCGCAGGCTGGTGTCAGCTTCGTATTTGACATAGAGTTCTTCGAACTTTTTGGTGTCGCGATAGAATGCTTCGTACAGATCCGGCACTTGGTTGGGGTCAAAGAACGTGATGTTTTCTTTGCGCTTGAAGCGTCTCCAGAAGAACGCACTCAGCACCACACCATAGTCCATGTGACGCACACGGGTTTCGTCAGTGCCCTGGTTGTTCTTGAGCACAATCAGGTCGTCGAACTGGTAATGCCAGATGGGATAGAAGATGGTAGCTGATGCATTGCGAATACCACCTTGGCTGCATGACCTCAGATCGCCAAACCACTTCTTCAAGAACGGCACCATGCCGGTGTGCATGATTTCACCGCCACGAATGGGCGAGCCCAAAGGACGCAGGCGACCAATCTCCAAGCCAATGCCAGCACGTTTGCTGGCATACTTGGCCATCATTTCTCCGCTGGCGAAAATGCTATCAAGATCATCATCACTGCGGATAAGGACGCAAGAACTAAATTGTTTAGTAGGTGTACCGAGACCAGCAAGCACAGGGGTAGCAAGAGTGAATAAACCATCACTAGCTGCATTGTAATATTCCTTGATGTAGCGCATGCGAGCCGCGTTGGGCTCTTCTTTGTGGAACACAGTGGCGGCAGCAACCATGTAGCGCACCTGAGGTGTTTCGTACACTTTGCCTGTGCTGCGGTTCTTGACCAGGTACTTTTCGATCAATTGCTCAATAGCAGCATATGAGTATTGCTCGTCCCGGCTGTGATCCAACATGTTGTTCATGCGATCCCAGTCCTCGGCTGAATACCACTCCAGCAGTTCAGGAGTGTACAAGCCCACTTCCACGTTGCGCTTGACAATTTCATACAAGTGCATGGGTTCATAACTGCCATACACATCCTTGCGCAGCATGCTGAGTCTTTGCTTGCCGGCCACATACTGATAGTTGGTGTGACCCACGTCAGGGTTGGTTTCGACGTCGATCAAGTCCACAATTGCTCGCAAGGTGATACCGTCAATGTCCTTGGTGCTGATGCCGTCATAAAAGTGCATCTGCGCCTTGATTTCAATCATGCTCTGACTTACGTCAGCAATGCCTGCACACACTTTGGATATCTGCGTCTGCCACTTTTCCAGCGCCAACGGCTCGCGCTGTCCGTTACGTTTTAATACTGTGATTGTTTTCATGGTTACCTGATTTTGTGTTGGATAGAACGCAGATCAACTCTGCGACGGGGATGGAGTGTCCCCGGATTGATATTTACGATGGTGCCTTTGTCCCAATTCAGTATATATTTTCGATCACTGACCAGGACTAAATTGTCACTTTCACATTCACAAAGCAAGGCATCCGAGATATCATCTCGATCCAACAATGCTATAGTGTACATGATTCCCAGGCCGCGAGCAAGACTGCAATAGATGTTTTCACTCAACATCTGCCATGGATCAGGCCAATAGGCCTGATCATCCCAGTGCAAATGATAGGGAGTCCAAGGGGTTCGGAACCACCAGGAGTTCACAAGCTCTAGGGCTTGTTCAGGTGGGCAATTTGCTGCCTGTTCTCGCAAGAGATTCCAGGCAGCTAATCTAGCATCAAAGGTTGTGGGCCACATCAAGCGCCGAATGTACTGATTGTGTAACGAATTGTCCCTGCAACCGTGTTGGTTGTGGTATACCCAAAGGTAATAGCGGTACCACTATCGCTAAGGTTGAAGGTGACACCAGGGTCGCCGTTTTCTACCGAGCGTGTTTGATCATCGGCAAAACCAGTATTGGTAGCGCCTTGACCGCCCACGACTAGAATTTCTCCAGTTTTTACCAAGTCACCGCGTGTGATTGCATAATCGATCTTGAAACTCTTGACATGTGCTTTGTCAATCACGGCCAGTGTGGCTGTGGAGTCATTGGCCAGTGTGTCTTGGATACCAGCCACAACACTGTAAGTACCTAGGTTTAGGCTGTTGCTGTTGTAGCTGATGGCAGTGTTGGCCAGGTAGTACTCAATGCCAACTGAATTCATGGACAGAGCCATGGTGTTGTTGTTGGCAATTTCGATTCTAGGGAACACAGCGGCGTCGGTATCGTCGCGCTGGAACATGTCGCCTGTGCTGACGTTGTTCCATGCATCAATATAGATCACACTGGTGGCAGGAGAGCCGGCGCCATCAAAGTGATTGCCTACGTCGTAGAAACTGTTGTTTGAAGTGATGTTTCTGCTGACGTTTTGAATGTACACGCCTTGTGTGTAGATGTTGTCAAAATTACAGCCGGCTACTCTGAATCCAGTGGGGCCGCCGTTGACCGGAGAGCCACCGCCCAGCTTGACACCTTGGTACAGCACATCAAAGTCGCAATTGGTGTAGCTCACACTCTGCAGTTCTTCTTGAGTATTGGTGCCATAAGTGAAGCCACTGAAATAGCAGTCTGTGGCTGTGATATTCTTGACCACGTTGGTGGCTGTGCTGTTAAAGGATACTGCACGGGTATCGTCAGCTGCGGTATTGAGATCCCCGGTTGTGAGCGGACCAACAAAGTACACACGGCTTAGATTCATGTCAATCACTTGGTCCAGCAACAAGCCGTCGTGAATTTCAGTACTGGCAATGGCCAGGTCGTCGATAGCGATCCATTGCGGACGCACAGCACCGTTGGTGGCAATGCTTGCTCCAATCTGTTGAAGACTGTCGGCAGTGCGGGCCACGCACTCGGGAAACTCGCTTGGGCTCAGTGCATCCCAATAAGCGATGTTGGCGATACTGATACCAACTGGTACTGCTTGCAGACTACGGTAGTAGATGCTGCTATCCTTGACCAACACGCCTGCTTGGTACGAAGCACCGATATTCCAAGTCAATGCTTGGAATTGAATGATACTGCTGTTGGCACCTTCGCCGTACAAGTATGCGTAGGGCGGAATCAAAATGCTGTCACTGATCACATACACGCCAGCAGGGAAGAACAAGCTACGGCGACTGGCTGGATTGCTGTCACGGCAATACAGCTCGTACAGTGCACGATTGATTGCATCAGTACAGTCAGTGACACCGTCGCCCACGGCGCCAAAGTCAGTGACAATAGCAACACTGTCCAGGCGTTGCTGGAGAGTTTGCAGTACTGGGCTGCCACTGGTGGGGCCGGTTTGCACTGTGTATCCAGCTGCGGCACCTTGGTAGGTGTAGGTCTTGGAGAGCGGCAGTATATCACTGTACTCGGTCAAGATCTCGGTGTTGCCCACAGTGGGTGCACCTTCAGCAATGTCGCCGTTGCCGATAAACAATCGTCGTTGATCAATAGCCCAACCCAGCTCTGCTGACGCAAGCGGCTGTGGCAAATCTTGTGTTAGTCCCTTGCGGGCTGTGATTCTTGAAACCTGTAAAATTGGCACGGTGGTATTCCTTGAGTGATCACATATTTAGCTGGACAGGTAATACATCTCCACACGTTTCATCCACTGATCGCTCCAATACGCAAACTCTTGGGCAGCCACTTCAAATTCCAAGTATTCGGGCTGGCTGAAGCTGCCGTCTTCCAGCTGTCGGGGCTGACAAGCCATCAAAATCACCCCATCTTGGATGTTGGTTCCGTGCATCTCGTTGTGCGCCGCAGCATAGGCCGCCAGCTGCAAAAAGTAGTCCTCGATCCATTCACGCTTCTTGGGTTTGTTTGTTTGCTTGAAGTCCATGATTGCTGGACGACCTTTCCATACCCCAATCAAGTCAGTGGTTCCTGCATACAGGCCACTGAAATACAAGGGCACTTCCACACCCCAGTATTCGTCCACGTTGGGCTGCAGACCCTGCAAAATCACCTGTGCTGCCATGTACCAACTGGGCTGTGCAAAGGGATTGCCAGGCAAGGGTTTCATGTCCTCATTCAGCACATAATGCTCAAGATACGAGTGCATGCGGGTGCCGCGATTGGCAGCTTCGGTTGTGATCTGTTGAGCGCGTTGCTCGCCCACAGCCCGACGCCAGTTGGCCAAGGCTTCGCGTTTTTCCTGTGGCTTGGTGCGATCCAGGATTGTGGTCACACTTGGCACCTTGCTACCATCGGGCAGGCAGTAGTGTCGCTTGCCATCAATGGTGGTGCGATCCAGGGGTGTGTAGTCGTAGCGTGGTGTGATCATAGCGGGTTGACCCATTTGTTTAGCCAATTGCGTTGCAGGCGCACAATGTCAGTGGCCAACTCTGACTGTTCTCGCACAAAGTTGTTGGCAAAGTCAAACACTGTGGGTGGTGGCAGTTCCACATGTGCTGTGACTTCAGGGCCAGATCGTTGCACAGTTTTGAGTCCGTGTTTGCGAGCCAGGTGCTGAATCTTGGTGTTCTCGGAAATGCAATGCATGTATACCGATTCCACGCCGTGTGTTTTGGCCCAGGTCACCATGTGACTCATCAGCTGGTTGGCAATACCCTGTCCCTGATATGCAGATTCCACACTCACTGCCAATTCCCAGTCTGCACCTGTGCGAGCCAAGTGACCAAAGCCCACAACATGCTCGTCGGTGCGGTAGGTAAAAATGTGATGATCCTCTTGGTGATACAGGATGCTGAGTATCATGCGATCAATAGTGTCTGCGCTGGCAGCGTAGCCAAAACGTGTGTATCGATCAGCGTCGCTGAGGTTTTTCAAGTGTCGAGCATACGCGGCCAGATGCTCTATGGTACTGTGTTGTATTTTCATGGTGCTAGATGCATTTTACAGCATGCACAGCACAAATCAAACCATTGTGGCCAACTGCGTTGTTCAAACGCCGCGATCGCGGCCTGCAGCTTTCTTGGCGGCCTTGGCCACAATGTCCTGGGCCTTGTCAACTGGCATTGCAACATCAGCTGGTTCGCCACCTTTGAAGACCAGTGGATCTTCGGAATTTGGCTGCAATGGTTCAACCACGGTGCTGAGTGGCTCTTGGTTGGTCAAATCAGGCAGGCTGGCCCTGGACACAGTAACCCCCAAACTCTTGGCCAAACGAATAAACGCATCTTGGCTGATTTGCTTGGGTGAGTTGGTGTCTGTGGCCCGACCCGAAAGAAAGTCCACCAGGCCCACTAGACTGTTGGGCTTGGTGACTGCTGAAGTGACTGCTGAAGTGTCTACTTCAAAAATTTTCATCGGCGCGCACGTCCTAGTGAACCTTGGGTGCCCAACGCTTGATCGGGATTGGCAATGTCATCCAACTCAGCTTCGGCATCGCCACCAGCATCGGCAGCTGCGGCATCAAGGTCAGCTTGCCCAGCAGCAAAGTCTGCAGGTTCTTGTCCTGCTGAGATATCACCAATGTTGGCCATGGGCGACTCTTGCCCAGTTACCACGCCCAGGGCTGTTTCCAGCTGTTGCTTGGCACCTTGGATGTTCTGCAGCAGACCAGTCAATGCTGCAGTGGCATCGGTGTTGAATTGTTGAGCTTGATCCATGCCCACTTGATTCTTGATGCTGTCCACCAGTGCTGGCAATTCTTTGAACTGCATTTCACTGACATCTTCGAGCATGCTTTGCATTTTGTCTACCATGTCTTGTGCAGCCAACACCACTTGAGCTTGCTGAACTTCGCTTTCTTTCAGCATGCGCCATGCTCTACGCAGGCGGTTTTCCTGCATCTGTGCCGCAGCGTTGTTCAGTGTGGTTTGTTCGTCGGGGGTCAGTGTCTGGCCACGCTTGACTTTGTCTTGTGCTGCCTTGAGTTTGGGGTCAACCTTGGGAGCAGTGGTTACTGATCCAGAAGATGGCGCAGCAGGGCGAGCCGGTGCGCCTGGGGCAGCTGGAGCAGCTGGGGCCATTTCTTTGATACGAGCACTCAATGCTTGTTCCATCATCACCAACTTTAGGTATGCCGGGCTTTGCTCGCTGGTGTGTCGAGAAATAGTGCTGCGATGCTCTTTGATCAGCGAACGCACACGCGACAGCATTTGGCTGGCCATGCGTGGGGTAAACGCAGCCATGTCAATTTTTTTCCCGAAGTAGCTTTCGTAAACCTTGCTGATTTGTTTACTGGCTTTTGTTTCGGCTAAGTCTTGCAGTTTCATTTGAGAATCCTCGAAGTTGTAGATATTTAGCCGATTTGATACATTTCTCAAGTTCGGCTGTGACCAAGCGCCTGGTGGCTTCTTTGGTCTGAATTTTTGTCAGAATTATTTCTCTGGCATTGGTGTTTTTGGTGCAGCGAGCCTGCTCTTTGGCAAACATGACATCTGCATCCAACTGTTGTTTTTTTGAGTCAAGCACCTGTATGTCTCGGGCCAGTCTCAGTTGTTCGTTGTGATCTGCCACACAGTAGCTCAATGCCACTCGGCAACTGCTAAAATCTGACTGCAGGTCACTGTAGTACCAGACTCTAAATTTACCGTCTGTGGGCTTGATTTGATACGCGCCAAAAGCCAGTAGGCCATCGCCGTCAAGCCCATCAATAATGATGCGGCTGATGTGTTCGCTGAGGTTTTTTTCAAACCACCGAGTGAGTTTTTCGTCTGCGCTCATGGAAGTACAAACTGTATGTAATTGTTGAGCAAGTAACCAATGACCCCTATCAAGAACACAATGATGCCAATTCCCCAGTTGATCAATCGGTCATTGCTTTTTTCTGCCATGGATTCCATGGCAGTTTTCACGCCATCAATTGAATCACACAAACCAGTGATCTTGGTCTCCATGCTGTCTAGCTTGTTTTCGAGGAAGCGATAGCGCTCGGCACAGAGCTCAACGTGAGCTTCGAGACTCTTTTTTTCAATATCTGTTGTATCTGTCATGATCATCTATTTACCACTGCAAACCATATATTGGGTTGCTCACCTTTGGCGCACAGGGTCGCCGCAAGGTCAGATTGCTCACCTAGTCCCACAATCATGGGCACACCGTCGCACTCATCCAGTAGGATATCAAGATTGTCAACATCACCGTTGATGCTGTAAACGCCAGGGGTGTCAATATCAAACATGAACTGCCAAGCGCCGTGTGACATCTCAGGTGCTGTGATGTCACTGGGCTGACCACGAAGACTAATAATCTGCACAACTGTTTCAAAGTTGCGTTGTTGATTCCTGGCACGGTTCCAGTCCAACACGCTGTTTATCTCAGTACCAGCTTTGTCAACAAAGGGCAGTTGACTGGGCTTGAAGCTACCAGTAATTCCAGTTGGGGTGCAATCAAACAATGTTCGACATAAAATCTTCATGGCCCAATATTTAAGGCAAAGAAAAACCCTGGAGTGAAATCCAGGGTTTGCTTTCTAACCTAGGTTAGAATTACGATGTAGCCAGCTTGAAGCCCACGCTGGCAGCGCTGTCCAGCTGGAAGCCAGTGTAAGTCACGTTGGCAGCAGCCAGGAAGGTAGCAGCGTTAGCAAAGGCGCCAGTTGGGAACACGCCAAAGCTGATTTGTGTGCCATCAACTTGGTACATGGCCACGGTGGCTGTCTGTTGGATAGCCTGAATCACGTTGGCCACGTATTCGTTGGTGTCTTGCTGAGCAGCAACCGAAGTGTTAGCAGTCACGCTGAAGAAGTCCAGCTTGGGACCAGCTGGGTTGACAGGTGTACCAGCAGTGCTGGCGCCAGCTGCAACAGGGTTGCGAACGTCAATTGCGAATACCGGTTGTGCATCACCGTTTACGGGGGTAATATATGCCATTTTGTTTTCTCCTAAATTATGACCTTGTGCGGTCTACTTTTATTTAGCCTTTTTCTTGATTTCCAGGTGTTTGAGGATTGTTTCTAATTCGGTTCAGCGCAGCAAACGCTTCGGGTTCAAAACGTCCCACCAACTTGGCGTATCCATCTGGGGTGGCAATGACCCAACCTTCTTGCCCAGGAAACTGTGCATCAGCTTGGCCCTTGAGTTGCATCTTTAGTTCGTGCAACAGCTCAAACGCCAGGAATGCAGCGGCCAGGGCCTCGGTATTGGTGGCTGGTGTGTTGAGGTATTCCACGATGTTGTAGAACTTGCGTGGTGTCACTCGGTTGCGCAGCCAATCACCAAACTCCACAATCAGTTGGTTGGCCGGAGGCAGTGGTGAGCCCACCTTGGTATTGATAAAGTCCACTGCCAGCTTGAACAAATCTGTGATCTGTTGGGATCGCAATTCAGCAGGATTAAACAACACCTGCATTTTTGCACCCTCGGTCTTGAGCAGTCGTCGTAGACTTTGTACCAGCTTGGGGTCGGCCTGCAGTCGAGACGGAGTGGCCGGACGCTCCAGCATGAGACCTGGCACCGGCTGAAACTTGATGCCAGTCAAGGGCTGGCGCGGCTCGCCTTGATCTGCATACATGGAATGCACTGCAACACCAATGTTGGACTGAGCAATACGCTTGCCTAGGTCACTCTGCACTGGTATGCGATACACTGTGGTATTGGGCTGAAACACAAAATTGCCAGCTTCAACTGGCGGCTGTTCCATGTACAACAAATCTCCCTTGACATAACCACGGAAGTTCGGCGGCAAGCTGGCTTCTAGGTATGGCCACAAATCTCGATACAGTTGAATCAACGCACCGCGTTCGCCTGCGCGTCTTGACTGAATGTCGGCCATCATTCGTGGGCTGGTGGCCAGGCCATCGTAGCCCTTGGCTTCAAACCCCGAACCATCTGTGAGCACAAATTCACCTGTGCTGGGTTTGCGACCCCAGATCACAGCAGGCTTGCCGTCCCACTTGGCAGTGGTGGTGCCGGGCGCTTGTTCCATGTGAGAAACAATCTTGAGAGCTCGGGCAATACCCTCGGGCCCTGCCCTAAAAACCCAGTCTTCCAGGTGCTCGATGCCCTTGGCTCTACCGCCCACACCTGGTTCATCGGCTTCTTGCAACTGGGTCGGGTCCACTCGCTCGTGTTCGATCAAGGGGCGCATGCCCTGATTTACAATGCGATCTCGCAGGCGGGCCAGGAAGTGGACATCGCTGTTTTCTTGCACCAGGTCAGGCTCTTGCAGTCCCTCCCGAGCCAAGAATTCACGAAAATCCTTGAGCTTGTCATCTCGTTTGGGGTCACGAGCCAGTGCTCGGTAAATGGTTTCCACGTTCTTGAGACTGTTGCGGTCATGCCCTGGTCCCAGCACAGCTTGCGCCGCCCAGTCAGGATCTTGGCTCACCAGTTGGTCAGTTGCTCGACTCTTTACTCCGTTGGCACCGATCTTGAGTCCTTGTGATTTGGCCAAGCTGCTCATGAGCACATTACGAATCATGCCTTTGTAACTGGAATCCTCGCCACCTGCATAGAAGAATGTGCCCCAATCCAGGTTGGGAAAGAACATGAAATCAGTTTGCACAAAGCCCAGGTTGGGACGACCTTGTATGGGAGTACGCAAGTGAATTTCGCCGCCTACCTTGATCCATTTTGCAGGATCCAACCGGTGCGATTTTGCCCAACTGTTGAGTCTTGCAGCCAATTCAGCCTTGGAAATCTCCGACAGGTCCACAGCAAGGTCCAGGTCACCAGATGTGGGCTTGCGGCCAGTGGACCCCAGCCAACGCTCGCGTGGAAACTCAAGCCCAGTCAGTTGCTCAATCCACTGCACAGTGGCAGCAACATCGCTCTGATTGATGCGTTGAGTCAGCGGATTTCCGTCCGCGTCTTTGAAAACATTACCACCTTCAAATAAGTTCATATGAGTTTTGCAGCTCGTAGCATGCCATCAATATAAGGGTCGCCTGTGGGACGACCTTTGAACCCGCCCTTGGCGTTGACAGCGGCGTTCATTTTGGCCAAGTCAGCTGCACCAAGGCCCATGGCTGCCATCATGGCAGCGGTTCTTGGATCAGCAGCCGCGGGTGCTTTTTTCTGTGCGGTTGCAGCACCGGTGCCAGGCTGAAATGTGGCCTGGTTGGTTGCATTGTAGGTTTGACTAGCCAGCTGTTGCCAGGCCTGCACCTGTTGTGCAGCAGGAGTTTTCAATGGGTCCATGGCCAGCACAGCGTTCATTGCCGCTTCGATATTGGCCACAGTTTGCTTGGCCAACTGCACGCCTTTGCCGCCAAAGCTGGCAGGATCAACTTGATTGGGCAGTTGCCTAAAATCAGTTACCCGCCCGCCCAGCAATTGATCGTTTACAAACTTGTCAAGAGCATAGGTTTTTTGTTGCATGTTCAGCTGCGAGTAATCTCCGCCTGCGCTGCGAGCCATGGCAGCCATTTGATTTTTCCAGGCGGCCTGCGCAACACGAGCCTGCTGTTGGATTATTGGTGCTGCGGCCTTGGCAGCTGCGGCTTGTGCAGCATCGCCGGTGAGCCCGGGTTTTTGGGTCATGGCGGCAGCATAATCTGCACCGCTGACCCCGGCTGCTTGCCCAATGGCCGATAGCGCCCGATTGGAGATAGCTGAACCCACGGCCTTTGCTGTGGCTCCTAGGTTTACCTCATCGGTCCTTTTTTTGGATGTGATTTCAAATATCTGCATCGGTACGTCTCACAGTGCGAGTAAATTTGCCTGGATCTTTGGTTCTAATAGCATTCAGCAACTTACGCACTAGATTGTCAGCCTGTTCAGGTGTGTAGTTTCGTTCGATTTCTTCAACCAAACGGACTGCACTGGCAATCACGTTAGACGCGCGACTCTCAATAATGTAACGGCGATCACGCTCGGCATGGCGCTCGTCATATATGGTGTTGAGTTCTTCTAAAATGCTACGAGTTTTTTTCTGCATAGTCCAGCTCTATTGTATATTTATGGATTTCGGAAGAACACTGTTCGTTATCACGAGCTTGATTTGATTTGCCCCAACAGTTGTTTCAACTTGTTGCTTTGAACATCTGCTGAAACTTTGCCGGCTTCCATTGAGGTTACACCTTTGACTGGTTTGTCCCATGCATGTGTGCCTTCGGTCTTTTCGGGCGGTCGTGCTGGGTCAGCTGGCACAAGGTTGGCTTTGGCCTTGATCGAGTCCATCAAGTTGGGCTTGGGACCACCACGGAAACTGTCATTGCCCTCATCCCCGCCCGAGTCACTAATACGCATGGTTTCCATGTTGTAATCCAAGTCAATCTTTTGACCCACACCTGTGGAGCTACGCGATTTCATACACTGAATTTGATACTTGCCGCGCTCGCGCATGGCTCGTGACGTGAAGATACCAAACACGTTGTCAGCTGTGTTGATCTTGGAGATACCACCCGAAATGTGGCTGTGATCAAACTCAATCTCTTCCACAGCTGAACGGTTCAGCTGCGATGCTGTGACCATGAGCACACCCAGCTCTTTGGCCAAGTTGCGCAGCTCTTCACTCACATACTTGTCTTTCACAAACAGGTCGTTGGGCGATACCTTGGCACTGACCGGCATCAACAGGTCCAAGTAGTCAATCATCATGAAATCCACGCGGTTGCCGGTCTGCACCTGATACTCTTTGACAAAACTGCGAATGTCGTTGATGTTGCTCTGTGCTGGCAAGCCCTTGATGCGATAGCTGCCGGCCTTGCGAGAGAACATCTTGACTTTGAGTCCAGTGTTGTCAATGTCGCGTCTAATGTCCTTGGTAGACTGGTCAGTCAACATGGCATCACTACGCAGCGAAACCAGTTCTTCACTCAGTTCCAGTGTGATATACACGCCGTGCAGGCCCTGTTGCAGCCAGTTCAGCGCAATGTTCATCATGACCAGGGATTTACCCGAGCCCGAACCACCTGCAAAGATGTTGAGTTCGCCACGACTGAAACCACCGTACAACAGTCGATCCAGTTGTGGCCAGCCTGTCGACACCTGACCGCCTGAGTTGAAG